TTATTTTGCGCTGTCCTTCGCTCTCAGTTCCACTCTGCGGATCTTGCCGCTGATGGTCTTGGGAAGTTCATCCACGAAGTCAACAATTCTGGGGTACTTGTAGGGGGCGGTGTGTTCCTTGACGTAGGTCTGGATCTGCTTCTTCAGCTCATCGGTTCCTTCGGTTCCCTTCACCAGAACGATGGTCGCCTTGACAACCTGACCTCTGATGGGATCCGGTACGCCGGTGATGGCACATTCCAGAACGTAGGGCAGTTCCATGATGACGGATTCGATTTCAAAGGGCCCGATGCGGTAGCCGGAGGATTTGATAACGTCATCCACACGTCCGACGTACCAGAAGTAGCCGTCTTCATCACGCCATGCGGTGTCACCGGTGTGGTAGTAACCGTCGTGCCATGCTTCCTTTGTAGCTTCTTCGTTCATATAGTAGCCCTTGAACAGACCCGCGGGAACGCCGTCCTTGGTGCTGATGACGATTTCACCGGTTTCACCCACTTCACAGGACTTGCCTTCGGGAGTGATGATGTCAACGTCGTACATGGGAGAAGGTCTGCCCATGGAGCCGGGCTTGGGGGTGTCACCCACAAAGTTTGCGATAGCCAGCGTGGTTTCCGTCTGACCGAAGCCTTCCATGAGGGACAGTCCGGTGTATTCCTTGAACTTGTGGAAAACTTCCGGGTTCAGCGCTTCCCCTGCGATGGTGCAGTGCTTGAGGGAGGACAGATCGTAGTTTTCGATGCCCGCCTTGATGAAGAACCGGAACATGGTGGGCGGTGCACAGAAGGTGGTGATATTGTACTTCTTGAACAGAGGCAGGATGTCGGCCGCGTCGAACTTTTCAAAGTCGTAGGCAAATACGCAGCTTTCACACAGCCACTGACCGTAGAGCTTGCCCCAGAGAGCCTTGCCCCAGCCGGTATCGGAGATGGTGAAGTGGATGCCTTCGGGATCGGCGTTGTGCCAGTATCTTGCGGTGATGTAGTGACCAAGCGCGTACTTGTAGCTGTGGGCCGCGATCTTGGGATAGCCGGTGGTGCCGGAGGTGAAGAGCATATACATGGTCTCACTGCCGCAGGCCTTTTCACGGCGTTCGAATTCGTTGGTGAACATCTTGAATTCGCGGTCGAAGGAATGCCAACCGGGACGGGTACCGTTTGCGATGATCTTGATGATATCCTGAGGCACGTTCTTTTCGGCGTTTTCCGCATGCATTGCGGTGTCGCCGTCAGCGGTACATACAACTGCCTTTACATTGGCAGCCTTGTAGCGGTAGTCAAAGTCGTGTTCCACCAGCATATGGGTAGCGGGAATTGCCACAGCACCCAGCTTGTGCAGTGCGATGGATGCGATCCAGAACTGCCAGTGACGCTTGAGAACCAGCATGACGGTGTCGCCGTGACCGATTCCGAGGAAGTCGAAGTAGTTTGCCGCCTGATTGGACAGCAGGGAGATATCCTTGTAAGTGAAGCGGCGTTCGTTCTTGTTGACGTCCAGATGGAGCAGCGCCACCTTATCGGGAGTCTTCGCGGCAATGGCGTCAACGGTATCGTATGCGAAGTTGTACTTTTCTTCGTTCTTGAACTGAATCTTGGTCAGCTTGCCGTTTTCTTCGGTGCATTCGATGAAGTTGGCAGCAACGGGATTTTCGGGCAGAGGAGAGAGAACATCCTGCAGATCGACCGGCTTCACTTCATGGTCTTCCGCCATAACACTCTTGGTATCGTAAGCGGTTTCGCCGTTGGAGATGATGATGGCGAGGAATTCGCAGTCGCCTTCATAAGCGATATTGGCGTGGGGCTTGGAGGAGTCATAGTAGATGGAATCGCCGGGGCCGAGAATTTCGGTATGACCGTCCACGGAAACCAGAAGCTTACCGGAGATGATGTAGTCATATTCCTGACCTTCGTGCTGGCTCATCTTCATCTGCTGAGCACGTTCCTCGGGGTTGTACTTGGCAACGGTGTAGAAGGGTTCCACGATCTTGTTCTTGAACATGGGGGCAAGATTGTAGTATTCAAAGCCGCCTCTGCGGGCAATGGGAAGACCTTCGCCGGCGCGGGTTACGGTATATTCGTGCAGTGTGGGGGATTCACCTTTGAGAAGGTCGGTGGTATCCACGCCGAATCTCGCCGCACATTTATAAATGAAAGTAAATGTAAAGTCGTTCTTGCCGGCTTCGTAGTCTCTGTACTGCTCTACCGTCAGACCGGTACACTGGGCCATTTCTTCTTCGGAGATCTCACAGGTAAGACGGGTCTCACGGACTCTGGCCGCCACTTTTTCGATGATGTTTTCCATTTCAGGTTCCTCCGTAAAATAAATTTTTGGGGAAGACGGACTACCGAACCAACAAAAAAGTCCGTCTCAATTTTCTTTGAGACGAACTTGAAATTCAAATTCGCGGTACCACTCAAATTGCATACAATGTATGCCCCTCAGCAGGCTCAAACAAGCCCTGTGCAGTCACGCAGCACGGACGGGGAATCATTACTCAGCGTTTCCGCCTTTCCTTTCCCGACTCGGAAGTGATATGATTTCCGTCCGCCATATCCGCATCCCACCATCGCGGACTCTCTGTGCTGGTTTCATGACCGAAATCAGTCTTCGTCATAGTCTTTTGTGTATTTATTCGGTTGATGTGTTGTATTATAGCACCGGACGTCGGATTTGTCAACAGGTTTTTCAAATTTTTCCGGGATTTTTTCATTGTTTTTTACGGTGGCTTAATCCCCCTCATCTGCGGAATTGGGTAAACTCCCTTGATTTATGTGAATAATTATGCTATACTTGCGTATTCATTTTCGGAAGCAACAAACCAACAATATTATAAACCAAAACATTGTGTTTTCCCTCATTTCCCTCTTGCATTTCGCCAAATTCAAACATTGCATATCAAATATATCACATTATTTTGTAATGTGATGTTTGCGCCATCCATTATTGTTCAATCCATTGCCACCGTCCCAATCCGTCTTTGCACCATTTTTGCACCAAAGCGCACATTTTTGCACCAACGAAAAAAGCAGAGGTATTCCTCTGCTTTTTTCTTGTGGATTAACCGTATTTCTGCTTGAACTTCTTTTCTTCCCAGCGATCCCGCATCTGCTCAGCGATTTCGTTCTTGGTCTTCTCCATCGCCTGTGCAATCATGTCATCGCTGTATCCGGACTCAAGGATCCGCTGATACCACGCAGTCAGGACAACCTGAGATTCAGCGTAATATTCCAGCATCTCATCAAATGTCAGTTTGAATTTCTCCTTTACCTTACCGGATTTATAGGTCACTTCGTCGGGCACCACAATGTAGGGAGCGATAGCCGAAGCCGCCGCTCCGGTTGTTTCGGAGATATCTATAACCGCTCTGTCAAGGTCTGTCATGCCGGTCTGGTTGACGGCAGAAAGGAACTGATTCATACGGTCCTTCATTGCTCGGCTGATATCGGTGTTGGTTTCCGATTTCATCGCGCTGTTGAGAGCACTGTATGTGTCGGCAATTTTACCGTACTTGTACTTTCCGTATACGTCAACAGACGTGTACTTGGAGTCCACTCCGCCGGTGTGCTTGTAGGATGCGGCATTCGTGTCGTACTGCGCCTTCTGATCGTAGAAGATATTTGCGGCATCGGTGGAATATACAGAGTCAACCACAAACTTGTTCATGAATCCGAGGTTGATTTTGCCGTCCTGCCGTCCAAGGTTGGTAATCAGCGTGCCGACATAACCGAAATTATCCTCAAGAATGAAGTCAATCTGCATCGGAGAAAGGTTGAACGCATTTCCCAGCGCAATTGCAGTCGTGGATGTATCTCCCTTGTACTGAAGCTTCCTGTCAAGATTCTGGTAAGCGGTGGGTACGATGGGCGCGCCGGTGAAGGTCTTGTTTTCTGCAAGGGAAAGAGCTGTACCGAAGATGGATGCATCACGCGCCGTGGGAGGAGACATGGAATCAACCACATATCCGCTCAGCCCGTACAGCGCATCACGGTCGCCGTATACCCCGAATTCCACCAAGCGCTCCCACACGGTCGAGAACACTGTCATGTCCTTCGGTTTCGCACTGCGGAAGAATTTGCCGTCTCCCATATAATAGCACCAGTATGCGTTCTTGTTATACGCCGACAGAGTGTTGTATGCCTTTTCCACTTCTTCCTCGTCTTCGCCGAACAGCGCAGGAGCAATCTCGCGCCATGCAAGACCGATGGCAGCAGGGATTGTGTTGAGCGCAACGAATTTTGCCCATCTTGATGCAAGTCGCTTCCTGTCTCCCTTGGCAAGGACATCGAACAGATGATACATGGAGTTGACCGATGCCCGGAAGTAGGGGATCACCTTGTCGATTTCTTTCACGACTGTTCCGCCGCGGGAGAAATTGACGGTGATTTCCTGAGAACCACGGATTGCTTCAAGAGCTTCTATGCCCAGATCCCGCGCCCGCTTGTATTCCGCATAGCGTGATGCGGATTCACCCGCATCCACCAGTCTGGGAATAGCATCGGCGATAACAGTAACAGTGCGCTTCAGAGCGTTGGTGGTCTTGATGACTTCGCCTTCTGCGTGCTTGAGCTGTTTGTAGTCCTGAGTCAGCGCACCGGACCATCCTCCGCCGTTGAGCATGTACGTCTTATAATCGTCACTCTGACGGATAGCTTCACACCACGCCTTGACAAAATCACCGGCATATCTGATCGGATTCGATGCTGTATCCGAAGAAACGTAACCGCTGGCGATATCGCGGGCCACGTTCGTCACGCCAAAAATCGGGTTGGATCCGGTGGTAAGCACCTTGAATTTTGCTGTAACAGCACCGAAACACTGCATTACAATTCCGTTCTGGCGGGCATCCATGTTTGTCAGACACTTCATAAGGTCGCTGTCGTGGATTTCATAATATTCGCGCTTTCCGCCGCGCATGACCGAAACAACGTTTCTGCCCTGCTTCGCCGCCGCTTTCCACATTCCCGCATAATCCCCGATGAAGTCCATCACTTCACCCATCAGCTCCGCCGCATCTTCCTTACCCAGCTTGTTCAGTCTGTCGGACTCAAACTCGCTGAGGCGTTCTGCAATGGAGTCAGTGGAAATCACATCAAAAATCTTCGCTTCCGGTACCTTTTCTGCTGCCCAGCCCAGGTCTTCGTGGGAATCCACATAGCTTGTAAACTCCTGCATTACATCGTTTCTCATGCAAGCCTTGGTGAATTTCTCGGTATTGAGCATAATGTTTTCAAGGGGCGAATAGATATCCCTGCCGGATCCCTTGAATTTCGCGATAGGCGAACGCTGATCCGCGTACCCGCGCTTTGTTTTTCCGCCGGAAGACGAAACGTCATCCATCACGCGGTACAGAGGAACATAGTGGGGATAGGATTCGTTCAGACTTTCAAAAAGATTCTGAGAAACCAGCCCGGAATCAACCGCAAGATTCATCAGATTCCGCTGATATTCATATACACGCTCCGCCGTTTCCTTGAACGTCGGATTTTCGGCTTCATACTGAGCGATTCTGCCAACGATAGAGTCTCTGTCCTGAAGCTGTTCGTCCGCATAAACAAGAGAGCCAACCTTCTGACCGGGAGCCGCATTCTCAGCCGCGGTGATACGGTCGAGCGCAACACAGGCAATAAGGTACTTATCGAAGTCAAGACGGTTCATGTCGTTGATACTGCCGCCCGCGAGAATATCCTTGAGAGAGTCACCGACAACCGTGCCGTATCTGTCCGTCATTGCCGTTGTCAGCCGTCCCGCCGCAACAGAGTCTGCTGTTTTCTCGAACATGGCGAGGTCATAGGATCCGCCGAACGCCCGCAGATCAATCAAGTCATCAATGAACAGGCGTGTTGCCTTTCGGGACAGCGATCCGAGATAAGCGGAGGGATTCCGCAGAAGCGTGTCAAGCTGAAGCTGTGCCTGTGCAAGAGGTTTGCCGTCATGTACACGGGTGTGAATCTGCGCATCCGCTCTCCGTTCCAGATCGGCGGCGTGATATGCATTCGTCATACCGGCATAATCAAACAGCCGTCTCTGATCCGACACAGGAATCTTGCTGTAGAGCCATTCCGTGAATTTCGGAAATTTCTTTTCAGCATCTGCCTGATCGTTCATGTATGCCGAGAAGTATTCTGCAACGGCTTCCCCGGGAATCTGGATATCCGTATATCCCGCGGCTTTCAGCGCATCGCCGAATCTGTCGGTCAGTTCACTGATCTGAGGGGAAGAGGTCAGTTTGTACTTCTTGTCAAACCAGTGCCCCAGCTCATGGGCAATCGTGGGAAGATCTCCGTACATGCGGGTTCTGATGGTCCCCGCGTGAGTCTTGAAGACACCGGATGCACCGCTCTTTCCTACTTTTCCCGTGTTGATTTCAATGCCGAAGATACGGGATGCCTGACGTGTAAGCTCGTTCACAGACATTACCTGTGCTTTTCCATCGCCCTTGCCCCACTTGCCGCGGCTGGACCCAAGGGAGTAAAATGCTCCGCCGTCATCGGAATCCAGACTGCGGATTCCTCCGAGGTCTTTTATCATCCGATCCAGAATTTCCGCGCCTTTGTCTCCGGTGGGAATGAAATAGCGCTTGCTGTAATTGATGGTTTCGGCAAACACACCCTCGTATTTGTCAACGAGATTGTATGCGCCCGCGCCGGACACCTCAAGGCGGGATTCGCCGGAAACTCTGCGCTTGGTGATGGTCAGCGTTCCGCCGTACATCGCCCGCATGGTCGCGGTTTTTCCGCGGTTCATGATTTCATCATAAACCTGTTTTCCGGTATACTGTGTCTTCTGCGCCCTTACATCGAGCTGGCGGAGTGTCATATCCACCATATCCTTCTGAATCATTCTGCCAAGGTACTGAGAACCGTCAGAAGCAACAATTCTCTGTGCCTTTACATTTTCCGTCTGAGGCAGGCGGTTCCAGATGGGAAGCAGTGCGCCCGTAATCATGTGCCTTTCGGATTCGTTGAATTCCGGTACATTCTTCAGCTCCTCCGCCCATACGCTTTCCCACTCGGATTTCGGAACAGCTTCGACTTTCGCGTTGAATGTTGCTTCAGCGTACCGGGACTGAACGCCGGTGTTGGGAGAAATCAGAGCATAGTACTTTGATACTCGCCCATAATCGTCGGTTCTGTCGGCAAGGCGGTACACAGCACGCACGGAACCGTCCTGCATCCGGTAAATTCCCTTGAATCCATCCCGGTATCCTTCTGCATCCTCAACCGTTTCGATCAGTTTGGGTCTGGTGTACAGCTTCGCCTTGACGTAACGGGTTTCCGCACCGGTCGCGGGATCCGTATATACTACATCGTCCTGCGTGATTTCAATTTTATCAGCCTTGACGTTTTCAAGCCCGGTGTCGAGCGTTCCGTTTTCAAGCGCCGCCTGATAGAAACTGTCGCGGATTTCCTCGAATGCTGTAAATACCTCGTTCTGCTCCTGTACCGGAAGCGCAAGAAGCCGGTTGAGGAATTTCGGGATGTCGGATGCGATACTGTCATTCATGGAGAAACGACCGAATTCATCCTTGAACGCCTTGTCAAGCCCCATTTTGCCCAGAACACTGTCCGCGCTCAACCCGTGAAGCTGGTTTGCACCCAGTCTGCGGTAGAATTCGCGGAGAGCCTGTGCGGACAGCGGGGATTCCAGATTGTCTTTTTCTCCGAACACACCGGATCCTGTCTGCCGCTGACCCTTTGTCAGTGCCCCGAGCTGGTCGAGACGGCGGGCAATGGAGGTCACGAAACGCTTGTGACCCATTACGTCGGTCGATACAAGCCGGAATACGGGAGTATTCATCTGATTGGATCGGTGAGTACGACCGAAGCCCTGTACCGCTGTTTCCGCTTTCCATCCGGGCTGAAGAACATAGTGGATTCTCTGCTGCTGGTTTTTGGCGCGCTTGTCGGAATGGAAGGAACGACCTGTCGAACCGGCACCCGAGAAAACAAGGATCCTCTTATTTCCCTCCTGAAAATCCTTGGTTTCGGCGATGTTCGCTTTCCCGGCATCTCGGGATACATATTTTTTGTGCTCGTTTCCGTTTTCATCGGCTACGGTAAGCACTCTGCCTCCCCTGCCGGTGATTTCTGACACCTGATCTGCGCCGAAGTGATTCAGAAGCATGTCGAGCGGTCCTTCGGGAATGCTGATTTCATTCAGACGTTCGATCAGTTCATCGCGCATCCTCACCGCCTGTTTGTTCAGCACGGGCTTTCCTTCGGAGTCAACAACCGGACGGGATGCCATGTTTCCGTTATCATCAAGGTATTCTTCGTACTGCTGAACCGGGAATGCATTTTCCACATATCCCACAAGGAGCTGACGCGGTGTAATATCAAGATCATCAAGGTCAGTCTTGCCCTCGGACTTTGCATCGCTTACCGCGCGGTCCTGCGCCGCTTCGTTGGTGTTGACGAGCTGAATAACACAGGACTTCCCTGCCGCAAGCTGTTTTTCGATATCCCTGAGAACAGTGGGCATCGACATGGAAGTAAGCACCTGATTATAGAACAGCTGCATGTTGCCGTAAATCTGACCGCGCTTCTGCTTCACTTCCTTTGAATTGGCGGAATCTGTCATCTGCATCGCCTTGTCAAAGTTCTGCAGAACAACCTGCCATCCCTCGGACATACCATCATACATCCTGCGCTGATCCGAGGTCAGCTTGTGCTGTATGTTGTCATACACAACACCGTCATAAGAGATGCTTCGTGCGAGATATACGCCCATTGCCTTCATGTCACGGGCAACAAGCTCCATGGCGGCAATTCCGGAACGTCCGATTTTGGTGATAAAGTCGCGCACATCCGTAAAACTGGTGCTTTCTCCCCAAAGTCCCAGGCGCGCCGCATAAGAAAGGTTTTCAATATTTGTTGCACCCGTCGCGGAGGCATAAACAACACGGGCGTTCGGAAGTTCAGACTGAAGTTTGTCCCCGGCAATTGCTTTCTGCGAAGGCTTCTTGGTTCCGCGTGCCCCCTTTATCGGGATCAGATTGCCCATGTTGTGGGCTTCGTCAAACACGATTACGCCGTCGAAATCCTTGCCGAACCAATTTTCAAGCGCTTTTAGAGTCGTGGTAGCGCGCTTTTTGGTTTCGCCGCCTGCGAGAGAAGAATATGGAATGAACAGAATACCTTCGCTCTGCGTCAATCCCTTTTTCTGTGCCTTTTCCCAGTCGATAATCTGGCTGGGATCACCGCCGAGGTCTTTCCAGTCGCGGCGTGCGTCTTCGGAAAGGTTTTTATTCTCGGAAATCCAGATTGATTTCTTTCTGCCCTGATTCCAGTTATCCATCATAATTCCGGCAATCTGGCGTCCTTTGCCAACGCCTGTGCCGTCACCGATGAAATAGCCTTTGCGCTGTTTGTTAGGAAGGAGCTGTTCATGCGCCTGTCCCGCGTAAGCAATGTTTTCAAGCTGTGCATCAGAGAGCGCACCGCTGTCAACGAGCTTCTGATCCAGATGGGGCACATAGGTCAGCGCAGGAGACGATACTGCAGACATAGCGGAGGATTCCACCAGCTTGGCAGGATGTTTCTTCGCGTTCTTGACGGTAAGAGGTACGGTTTTGTATTCCGCATACACACCGTCGTCGTTCTCAACCGCCTTTTTCGCTGTTTTCTTTTTGGGTTTGGGCGGTTCTTCGGTTACGGATTCAGATTGAACCACACCGCCAGATTGTCCTTCAGCTCCTGTCCCAGCGTTCCCAACGTCCACTCCTCGGGCTCTGCTTTCTGAACCAGTTCCAGAAGTGTTTCCTCCGTCCAGTCGTCCTCGTCCTCCGTCGTCGTCAGAAATTCGTACACCGCTTTCGGACTGTACTTCTTCTGACCGATCCACGATTCCAGACTCTCTATCACTTCCCGTGCGGTCTGCATCTGATACTTCCAGATTCCGCTTTCCTCCGGGATCGCTTCGTCCAGATACTCCATCAGTGCCGCCGTCAGAATCAGGTCGTGTTCTTCGAGATACGATTTCTTCACCAGCGGTTCCGCCGCTTTCGACAGCGGAGTTTCGTTCAGCCGCCTGATTTCGTCCTGTCGGTTCTGTTCTGTCATTTCGTACTCCTTCCAGTATTGCCGGAATTTCTTCCAGATTGTCATAATAGCCGGTGATGGTTTCGCCGGTCTGAGGGCCGGTCTTGTCGATCACAACAAGCTGTACGTCAAAGGTTGTACCGTATTTACGGTAATTTTCGCCGTTGATACCGATATTTGCGCGGATATTATAGTCCTTGCGCAATGTGTCCCACCATCCCTTGAATGTGGGTGTATCATCTGCCATGCCACGACCGAGAATCGCTACCAGACGTCCGCCGTCCTCAAGCCGCTGTAAAGCCTGCTCAATGTGGGGAATGGCGTTCTTGGTGCTGTTCTTCGTCCGTCCGCCCGTGGAAGAGAACGGAGGATTCATAATCACGACGGTGGGCTTCACGCTGTCCGGCAGAATGTTGTCGATCTGCTCCGCGTTTTCGTGATAGAAACCGTCGAAGGGCAGATTCTTCAGCACATCAAGTCTGCGCTCGGAAAGCTCGTTTACAATGGTTTCAGCTCCGAACGCCTTTGCAAAGGTCGCAAGCCCGCCGATTCCTGCGGAAGGTTCCAGCGCAACGTCGTTTTTGCCGATGTTCGCCGTCCATGCCGCCACATAAGCAATATTCGGAGGAGTGGAAAACTGCTGTAAACTGATCTGTTCGTCGCTTCTCTTGGTCTGTGTAGGAATCTTTGAGAGAATATCATCGCTGATTTCCCGGATGGAATCCACAGCATCCGCCGCCTTTGCGGAGTTGAAATCTTCGGGATTTTTGCCGATCACGGAAAGCAGATGTTTGTTCACGCCCAGCTCAATGGCATCGGTCATAGATTTTACATCGTACTTTCCTTCCGCCTGCGTACCGCCGTAGGCATTGTTTGCAACGACCTGTACATCTGCGGTGCTGACCGAAAGTCCCTTGCTCAGACGTTCGGCAACAAAATCCGCAATCTGTACTTCGGGGGTGTTGACTTTTTCGGAAGGCTGTGATATACTGGTTTCGGAAGAGTTCTCGAATGCGATGGCATCAGTCGATGCGGACGTTACACTGGGGCTGTATCCATCGGATGCAGTATCGGCGGGTTGAGGCTCTTCCTTTTTATTTCCGATATATGCAGAAACAATAAATGCCGTTTTTCTTTTTGCGTTCGGAACAGCCTCAATAACGTAGTAAGTACCATTGATTTTCTTTGAATATCTGACTGTGGTTGCCTGTCTCTGTTTTCCGGGCGCATTGGGGTTGGGTTCATAATACGCCTCTGACCTTCCGCCGATCTCTATATCGTCGGCGTTGTCAATGACATACTGCATTCGCGAAATATCCTCAGGCTTCTTTAATGACCCGTTTGCTTTTCCACTGGATCCGTGCCTGCTCCAAATATGGTTTACCATTCTGGATTCAATCTTCACATCCCACCCAAGGGCATCAACACCCGTAAGCTCTTTTATTTTTGCGGCTTGTTCTTTTGTAATGCTGTGCAGTGTGTATGCATCATTCTGCGCGTTTTTTCCGGATATAGAATCGTCGATGAATCTCCGTAAATCTTCATCAACTGCATTTGCATATTCGTCAATCACCCGCTGATGCTTTGCGGAATAGTCCTCGCCGTCCTTTTCCATAACAACTCCGCTGTCAGGGATGTTTTCGCCCTTATCCAGACTTTCTGCCGCTTCAATATCGGCGTTCTGAGGCACGGCAGAAGCAGATGCGGATGTTTCGGTGGTTGATGTATTTATACCATCTTTTGCGTTTTCCTTTTTCGCCACTTCCTTGCCGAGGTTATAGAACACGTCCTGCAGATACGGCGGGAATTCCGTCATTTCGTCATCCGTCAGACCTGCATAATTCATGATGGGCTTCACACCATTATATCCCGCCTGATACAGCTTGGAAGCGAAGGAAGCAAAGAGCCGCGCATAATCCGAATTCATGTCAGTGATGTTGACAGATTCGTTTTCCGCCCACTTCTTGAACATCCGCTTGAATTTGGTTCTGTCCGCCGCCCGGATTCCTTCCGGGAAGGAAAGCTCTGCCGGGGATGCGGGAACGTCTGCGGTAGCTGCTTCGACAGCGGGTTCCGCCGCAGGAGCTTCCGCGCTGTCCTGTACTGCGCCCGATTCCGCCGGAGTATACCCGCTCAGTCCGATTCCGATTTCATCAAGAATGCCGGGAATCTTGTCAACAGAATCCTTCGGGATAACAAATCCCTTCTGATACTTGCTGTAATACCCGCCGATCTTTTTGAGCTGATCTTTGATCCGCGTGTATTCGTCGGAATCGACACGGGAGGGGATTTTCACAACATCAAGTTCTTCCCCGGTTTTCGTGTGCTTCTGCTTGCTGTATTCCAGCGACAGAGGCACTTTTTCTTCTTCCGGGGCAGTTGTTGCGCTTTCGGCTTCCTGCGGTTCTGCGGCATTCTGAGCGCTCACAGCGCTATCAATTCCTTCATTATTAATAGTATCATTTTGCGCATCTTCCGTCAAGTTATTTTCGCTCAAATCCGAAGAATTTACTCCCGGCCTTTCATATTTTTGGCGAATAAATGATTCCGCCTCTTCATAACGTGTTCTGTCAAATCTGGACGTTACTCGCTCAAAAATATCGTCTGTTTCAATCTCGGTTTGGCGAAGTGCCTGGATTTGTTCTCGAAGATATCCCAAAACAGCATCTATGGGATCCCGCCCCGGGAATTTTTCGGCGGCATCTTTGAGAATCAGTTCCATGTCTTCTGATGTCGGATAAGCAGACAGTTCTTTTATCCGTTCCTCAAACGTCATATTTGTGGGTTCGAGATTATTTTCGGGAAGTTCTGCACGTGCCCGCTCGATTTCTTCCCGCTGATTGCGGAGAACGGAATCAATCTCCTTGAGAACGCCCGCTTCAACCTGAGCGGCGCGCTTCTCTGCCGGATCATCCGTTTCCTGTGCAATCTCCTGCTGTTCCTGAATCTTGTCGCGCACAACATCAATTGCGGTGTTTACTGCGTTCGCATCAGGTTCAGCCGCATCCGCAACCACATCCACGAAACGAGCAGTGTTCGTCACAATATCCTCGACGGGAGATTCCGCAATCGCTTCAATCGCTTCTGAAACGTCATTGTTGGATTCGATAATTTGACTATCATACCGCTCAAGTGTATCAAGAATTTCGGTACATGAGGTTTTTACAAACTTGGCACTGTTTTTTGCTTCATCATCGGAATATGGATCCTTGATTATGCCGTCTGCCTGATTAATAATTGCCCGTCCTGCTTCGCGCACGGAGTCAGCGTCCTCTTGTGAGGTAATGGATTCTGCCGCTTTCGCCACCGATATAACAATGTCAGCATCCTTTTTATATACCATATATTGACCGGGAGCCGCTACAGCAGCATAAAAACCGCCCATCAAACCGCCGAGAAGCCCTTCATACATCAGAGATGCAGGATCAATCTTTGCTTCCTTGTCATAAGTCAGCCGTTCGTTTGAGGTAGTCACAATGGATTGTGCAACCTCTTCCACGCCCTCACCAACTGTATCCATCGCCCATTTCAATGCGGTGCGTGCAAGCGGCTTGGTAACCTTCTGCAAAGGTTTGCTGAGAAACACATCAACAAAGCCGTCTGATAACTGCCCAAACATGGACCCAAGACCCCCTTGGTTTACGGCTTCGAGTGAAGCAAATTTTGATGCCTCCTGCGGTCTTGCGCCTTTTTGTCTGGCATCGGCATAGGCGGAAGCATATCCCTGATTTGCCATCAATATTGCGCCGAGAACAGGTGTGCCAACTCTGGACGCAACCTGAGAAGGGAGCATATATCCGGCAGAACGAGCCACATCCGCAAAAACTTGAGCCGCGGTCCCTAATTCATCTGCCAAATATTTTTGGCGAAGCTCTTCGTTTTCGTTGTAACGCTTTGTCATCGTTTCGGGAGATGCAACAGTATTTTCAAGGTGCTTGCTTGCGCCGGTCTGAAGCGCGTGCTGTGCTTCTTTGAATACAGAGCTTGTATCTTCCAGCCCATAATTCACGGAATCGGCATAGGATACTGCGTTCGGGCGGGTGCCGGATTTCAGCGTCGGAAAAACAATTCCGGAATTCGTCTGCTTCTTTCCGATACTTTCGGAAATTGCATCTGTAATCCCCTCGACCTGAGAGATGGTGCTTTCTTTCAAATCCTCCCATCCGGTTTTTAACCCGAGGAGTCCGCTTTCAGCTATATACTTCAAGCCGGCGCCACTTTTTTTGTTTGCTTCCGCAATCGCTTCCGAGCGTTTCCCCTGCTGTACAGCCCGTTTTGCCGCTTCTGCACGCTCGGACTCTCTGAACGCTTCTTCTTTTGCCCGCTGTTCGGCAATTTCACGCTGATCGAGAAGCCGCTCAAGATTGGATTTTGCGGTGGGGCTTTTTACAGGACTCTCCACAATCTGTGCACCAGTGGATTCCTGTGCGTATTTGTCAAAGAATTTGGAATACCTCGAGGAGGAAAGGGCGGCCTGCTTTTCAGCCTGTGCCGCCGCCTCCTTTTCGGCATCCTTCCGCGCGGCATACTCCTCCATCTCCGAAATTTTCGGGGATGCATAACCGAGCTTTGCCGCGCTGGTTTTGTTTTTGAATTTCTGAATGAAATTTTCGTATTTGGATGCCATATTTTACTCCTTTTATTCGATAACCGATGTGTAGTCGGTTCCGCCGCTCAGAGGAAGCCCGTTTTTGCCCTTTCCAGCGTACTTGACATAGTTTTGAATCGCTTCGTCAATCCATCCGACGACTATTTCACCAGCACCGAACATTTCAATTGCCGCCTGTCTTACATCATACAGATTGTCAATGCCGTTTCCATTGCCGATGTCGTCAATTGCGGTCTGAACGAAGTTTGCCACATTACTGAGATTGGCTGCCCCCGTTTTTTCGGTCGAAGGTGTTCCGCCGCCCCCCTGTATCTGCATCAGAATCTTCTGAATCTCGGTTTCATTGTCAGCATCGTTCATGGATCCTTCAGCTTCGATGGTTTTGAGAAGCTGTTCCAGAGCCGCCTGATTGTTCGCAGAGTTCATGCCCACTTCCGCATCCACACCGTAACGTGTAGTAGCGTTATCGTCAGCGTTCATCTGAAGCTGTGCACCGATTTCCGCCATGAGCTGTTCCAGAGCCGCCGCGTTATCTTCGCGGTTCATGCCCACTTCTGCATCAATGCCGTATCTGTTGGTGCTGTCGGTCAGCTCTGCCAGATATTTTTCAAGCTGACGGGTTGCTTCGGAGTTTGCAAGGGTAGCCGCGTTGTTCTCGCGATTCTTGAGAATGTCCGCATCAATGCCGTATCGGGTTGTGTCATCCGCCAGCTTTGCCAGATATGCTTCCGCCCTCCGTACAGCCTCGGAGTCCGCAAGCCCCGCCGCGGTTTTCATCGCATTCTGTCTCTCTGCAGAGTCGGTTGCGTGCATGTTTGCCGCTGTGCCGAGGTTTTCAGAATTGATTGCCCCCATTTCGGTCAGATGACCGCCCATGGAGTCGTACAGCTTCTGCCAGTTGTCATGATTCTGCTGTGCCGCCGCACGCGCCGCTTCATGTCCGGCATTGGTGAAAGCAAGCTGCTGACGGTTTGCGTTCGCCGCCGCGTAGGAGTCAATATTTCCGCTGTTCGAAGCCGCTCCGCCAGCCAGCTCACCCTTTGCCGCATCCTCGCCCTTGAGCTTATATGTGCCCATGATGGGATCGAAGTAGGACTCCTTGGTATAGTCGAAATTGTTGATCCGGTCGAGCTGGGACTTCCCTTCATTGTAGTGGTCAATGTTCAGACCACCAATGACATTTCCGTCTTTGTCTACCTTCAGTTTCCCGTTCAGCAAATCGTCGGTCCGTCCGAAAGAATCAAGGATTGACTGTACCGCATCGGATGTCTTCGGCGCGGTTTTGCCGCTTGCGATATCCGCCGCTGTATTCATGATTCCGCTGTACTGCTTTTCCCATTCGGGGCTGTAAAGCCGCTCAAGAATATCGTCGGAAGATGTGGAAGAACCGCCAGACGGGAGGGGAGAAGATGACATTTTCCCGATCAGACTGTCATAGACCGTATCAACCTCAAATTCATCATCGGGCTTGAACCGCCTCAGAATATCAAGAGACTTGGTGTAGTCTGACAGCGAAAGCTCGTCCGCCACAGCACTGTATCCGTTGTCTGCAAGCTCGTTGTAATACGGTATCGCATTCTGCTGATACTGCTTGTAATCGCCGCCCAGCTCTTTCTGCGTATGGTAGTTACCTTTAAGCTCGCTGATCTTCTTTACAGCGTTGTAAGGATTATATTTTGTTGTCGCCATAGAGATTATACCTCCGTTTTTGATCGTAACCATATCATATCACAGCCGTTTTTCACTGCCGTGCATCTTTGCTGGTTTACAAAATATTTACATATAGTTAATAAACGGCAAAAGAGACGGGAATTCTCCCGCCCCTGTGTGCCGCTTGTAGGTTATTCGGCGGTATTTTCGCCGGAACGGGATGCCCCGGCACGTGCCGCATCAATCTCCGATTCGCCGAAGATGTAGGATACGACGGAAATCGCAGAGGTGACAATACCGGCAATCTGCGCCCAGTCGTTTTCGGTCAGACCGAACGCCGCCGCAATACCTACGGCAAGTCCCGCAATTGCCGCCCACAGTTTGCGGGAAGAAAGTTTCTGCTTCCAGTTGATTTTGTTGTTCATATAAACCTCCCGATTACAGTTTCACACAGAAGTTTTCCCACTTCTTGTATGCATCCACATAGATTTCGTGCTTGTCACCATTGTGCGTGATTTCGTAGTACATACCGTCGGAAACGGTGGTGCTCAGCAGTGCCTTGTTATTCTGCAGAGTTTTGCAACTCCATACAACAAACACATCATCAGCACTGATTTGCTTGTTGTCAGTCTTATCCGCACGGGAATTGAAGTAATCAACAACAATCTCCTTGCAAAGATTCATAAATGCATCGTTGCCCAATTTTTTACCTCCAAAATTTATTCCACAATAGTTTCAGTTTCGTCAGATTCGCCTGTAGTCGAATCCAATACACCAACCGCACAGTTGGTCTTTTCTTCTTTCTTCGCCTGATGCTTCTCGTTGTTGGTTTTTATCCAGCCCATAATGAAGCATTCAAGCCCGCATCCGGAGTACACGCACGTTACAAGCGTGTCAGGAACGCCGCCCGTGAAGATGTACACCAGCACCATGGCAACCGTGAAGACCGCCAGAAACGTCCCCACGATTGCGAGAATCACATCCATTTTGTTGATTTTCTTCATGTCAGTCCCACACAATCTTATTGCTGATTCTGCGGTTTTCCGCAGTCAGTGTCTTTTTCGTGCCGGATTTCTTCATGAACGATCCGCCGCCGTCGAGAGCGATGATGTCATCGAATTCCTCGGAGCGAACCTTCTTCCAGAATTCCATGCCGTAGATGTAGTTGTTCGCCCATGTGCGCCCGGTAATGATCCAGATTTCGCCGTCGCGCACACCCAGCCAGTTACGGTAAGTGCCGTACATGCAGCCGTCAGACCATCCCTGCGGCTTTACGTATTCGTGCCACATTACATCGTCGCCGTTCCGCACCGTGGGCACACCGGAGATTGCATACAGGCAGTCGGACGGAGGACATACCACATCATCCACATACGGATCACCAACAGCGGGAACAATCAGAGTCGATACCTTTTTGCCGGAGAACTCGTTCGTGCGATCCTTTGTGCTCCATCTCAGTATGCCTCCGCTGATCCGGTGCTTGATGTCATTCCAGCTTTCATCACTCAGCGATACAAAGCAGTCGGCTGTAAGATTCGCAACAGGAAGCGTGTATTTTACGCCCTTATTGTTTTTATACGGTGCCCAGAACCCGCCCGTTGCTTCTTTCTCGTTCCGATATGTCTTCTTCGGTTCATCACGATACTGAATACGGAAATTCCTGCACCGCTCAAACGTCAGCCCGTCATGCGTATATGTATCGGGATAGGTCTTCTTCTGTTTCGTAACGGGATACTGTGCCCATTCATTGGGAATGCCGAGATAGGTGCAGGGATTCACAGACACGCCGCCCTTGCGGATTTCCAGATGCAGATGAGATCCCGTGGAGTATCCCGTGGATCCTTCGATGCCCACGATATCGCCGGCTTTGACTTTTTGCCCCGCTTTTACCTTCCGTTCGGACATATGGCACATATATACCTTCAGCCCGTCCGGTGTATCAATGCGGATGTAGTTGCCCCACTGCCATGTCAGCGTTTTGTCCGTGGCATGGTTAAGCATCGTCGATACCGCCACCACACCGTCGCAGGGAGCTACAAGGGTTTTGTCCGTTCCCACAAGGTCAATTCCCTTGTGATTATTCAGCTTTCCGGACAGCGTTCGCCATCCGAATCGCGATGTAAATGTTACTGTTCCTGATTTGTAAGGCAGAATCATGCAGAATCACCTCCGTGAAGCAATTTCACCTTATCTTCAAGCGCTTTCAGCCTCGCCTTAAGCTCGCGGATTTCGCCCTCAAGGTCGCTGTAATTTTCCGCAATCTTATCCAGTTTTTTGTCGTGCTTGTCCACGCTGTCCTTTATGTAGCGGACATTGGTTTTAAGTTCCCCATCAGCCCGTCCTTCGGATTTCGCCGCCGTGGTACGCCCGATGAAGAATGTACCCACGGACAGCACGAATCCCAGTAAGCCGACAAGGACTGAGATATCAATGTTCATTGGTTTACACCACCTCAACAAACGCACCCAGCGCGCTCAGCTCCCCGTACACCGGGATTCCCGTATCCCTCACGCAGAGATACACCACGCCGTACTGGCTGTAGTACCGTCCCTCCGTGAGCCGCATATTCCCGCTGTAGGGGATGGGATCATCCGCCGTGCCCACGTTGGTTTCGTTCACTTCCGCGTACAGGCTTGCGACAACGTCCGGTGTCCAGTCCGCCTGGGACGTGTGCGCCTGCAGGACTTCGTACAGCTTCCCGCCGTACTTCACCTTCACTCCCGCAGGATACGCCATTCCCGCCGCCCACGCAGGGTAGAACGACACCATCTCAGCCGCAGTCACGTCCGGGAGCGACTGCACGGATGCTTCCAGATTCGCCCGGATTCTCAGTGCTTCGGATTTACGCATTGTTGTTACCTCCGTTTACGATGATATCAAGGGCTTCGCTGTCGGTGATTTCTTCATCCGCTTCCTCCCACGCATCGGGATTGTCGGTATCCACGCACTCCGCATGATTCACGCCGTCCGTGAGCGTGCGCCCTTCGTCTGCAATCAGCCGATACAGTGCTGTGTATTCTCCATCCGGTTTCACGGGAGATATAGTCACCCCGCCACCCGGTCTGGTGTATCGGTATAATGTAATTTTCCGCATAGTGTACCTCCTTACTCAACGGGTTTGCCGTCAGCATCGTAGACGGTATTATAGTGGATTGTTGCGTTAGTTGCCCCCCACGGAGCATTAGCCACCGCACCTTCCGCCCACGGCACGTAGATGTTTGCGAGAGCGGTATTGTTCAAAAACGCATTCCCACTGATAGTAGTCGGCACTCCCCGGAATTTCAAAATTGTCAACGATGTTTTGTCGTATATGCCATTAAACGCATTGTCGCCGATGTGGTCAACTGTTGCGGGGATTTCGGTTATTAAAAGTTTCCGATAGCAATGAAACGCCATCTTGCCGATATACGTCAAATTTGGCGGCAGTTTTGTGATTTCCCAATTGGAATTTCCCCCATAAACAAACGCATTGTCACCAATATGCGTTACGGAATCCGGGATTTGTCCACGGATAACAGGCAAGTTGTACATAAACCCCGCGTTATTGATGTATGTCAAATTCGGTGGGAATTCCGTGTACTGTAGCCGTTTATTAGTACCTCGGAATGGTTTTCCCACGTTAAACGCCTCACTGTCAACATATGTTATAGACTCCCAGTTGCTTAATTCTTCGAGAGAGCCGCAAGCCATGAACGATTGTTCGCCTATGGTGGTCACGGTATCCGGCATCACAACTCTTTTGATGAATTGTAACAATTGTCCGTTAAAATTTACATTTTGCGTAAATATGCTCGGCATAGTTTTCGTATCTGGGCAGTTATAAATCAGAGTGGTGGGGTATCCGTCTACATAGTCGGTAAGATAGAATAACCCTTTTCTCGCTTCCTCACCCCCGCCCTGACCGAATCCCGCAATCAGCGTATCCACGGCATCGGTTACGGTGGTGTCAGCCCCGCCCGTCGCGGCGTTGGCTTTCGCAATCAGCCCCTCAAGAGCCGCTTTGTTCTTCTCAGCTGTCGGCAATTGCTTCACCTCCGATCAATTCCGCAATATCGTTGACATATGAGCCGAGCATGGTGTCGATTTCCGCTTTGGTGTAGTAGTCCTTCTCCGGCTCTTCCGCATAAGGGTCGTACACCAGCGCGTATCCCTCGGGCACGTCGTCCAAGGTTTCGCCCTCCTTGAGGACGTACACCGCGTTCTCGATGCCCGCCTTCTGAGCCAGAGCGGCTTCAATCTGCTCCTTGTTGTAGTGGTTCTTCCCGACCTCCTCCGCCGCTTCCTCTGCGATTTCGGTTTTGTCGGCTTCGGTGAGAACGTAATCGTCACCGGGCTGTCCGGCTTCACCTTGCGCTTTCACGCCCGTGTCGGTGTCTCCGATGTACCAGTTGCCGTTTGCGCCGATGTGCGGAGTGGTGCCCGCCTGTCCCGGTTCACCGTCGAATTCACCGGATTCTTTCGCCTGTGCCAGCGCATCCCGCACGGCTGAGTTCAGCTCTTGCGTCCCAACCTTGCCCGCAACCTTTTCCGCCAGTGCATCAAATTCCTCCCAGCCAACGCAGTCACCGCGCTTCTCCACACGCACGGTGATCCGAGACGATCCTCGGGCGTCCACGGCATATGCACCGCCGACTGACGGAATGTACATGATCGTGAATCCCAGATTTTCGGTATCAACCTCATCGGAAACACGGTTCGTGAGTGTCACGACCGGAGTCCCGTTCAATTCGCCGTCAACCGCCGTCACCACCGCTTCGGCGGAATAGTTGTTCCCGTTCCAGTACACGCGGCAGATATCACCCGCCGCCACTACATCCATGCCGGGAAGTTCCACGCCCACAGCATCCGGATCATCGTTCACGGCAGTAGTCTCCGGCAGAATCTCCGTCCATCCGGATTCACAGGATCCTCCGCCGCCGTTTCCGCTGCCCTGATTAACGATCTGCGGAATGGCGGTCACGTTCTCAAAGTCCGTGGTCACGTACAGCAGAGTCACGGCATCACGCCCGACAACCGGACCGATGAACGAAAGCTCAACACTGCCGGACTCCTCGTCGATCACGCACTCCCCGCAGTCAAGGATGCCCATTGTGAGATCATCCTCCGATGCAGCGACCATCAGAAAGCACTTGACCGCACACGCCGCCAGCAGCTTGTTCTGATCCGCTGCTTCCGTCACGCCGGGCGGGAACATGATCGATTCCACAGCCAGACTGTCATAGTCCGGTCCCGCAATCGTCACCATCGCACTGCCGTACAGATCGGTGCCGGTTCCGCCCGTGGCGTATTTGAGGATGGCATCGTATACCGCCTTCTCCGTGGGGATGTATTCGTCCGTGGGTGTTTCCCTAATCCGACGCACAATATTCGTGGTCTCCAGAACAGTGGTATCTTCTTTAGACCACACGTCCGCAGATGTGATTCTTGCGAGTGTCAGAATATTGCGATAATGCAGACCATAGAAGTCCACATATCCGCTGCCCGAGTACATTGCCGTTACCGGTACAAAAACACTGCCGTATATTTTCAGCACACACTGCTTGCCTTCGTTAATTGCCGCGACAACATCAGCATACTTGGTGGTTCCGTACTGTACCCAGAACACATCCGGTTCGGGAATGTCAGACACCTTGGCATAATCCTTGAGCACATCTTCCAGCTGACCGTCGGTGACATATCCCGTCAGATCAACCCGCTGACTGCCGAGAATTTCCCACTTGCCGTCAACATTGATGTATTCCGTATACAGATTGCCCGCTTCTCCGCCGCCCACAAGGTAGATTGTGTGAACATCGGGATCATTCGGAAGAAAGCTCACAACGCTGATGGAGAATTTCGGAATCGCACTGATCCGGGAGTCGATTTCTTCACGGCTGTATGTACTGTCCTTCAGATAGTAGTTTGCCAGATCGGATACACTTTTGGTGATAAATCCGCTGTCGTTTTTCAGCTCGCTTGTGGATGCGGGGATTTTTCCGATATCCAGATCCCCCGATACCACGCTCCCGTCGGTCAGAGTAATGTCGATTCTGTATTTCCCGTCTGTGCTGATCCGGGATGCCGCAATTGCGGACACTCCCTTGTCGGTGCCGTTGGTAATGGTATACAGCATTGTGGAGCCGTCCGTGAACGTAATGGTGTACTCGTCCACAGAACCAAGAGAACCGTCGCCGGATGTACGCTCAATGGTTCGGATGCCTCTGCCGCGGGAACCGTTGAGCACCTCGAACGTATACGAAACGCCGTTGTCAAGGTACACCGTTACAACGTTTTCGCCGCCGTCTTCCGCGCTTGTCACGGTCTGGCGCACCAGATTGATGCCGACACCGTTTACGCCCGCCTTGCCGTCCTTGCCGTCAATACCGTTTTTGCCGTCTTTCCCGTCGATCCCGTCCCTGCCGTTCTTACCATCAGCACCATCCTTGCCGTCCGCTCCGTCGAATTCACCGGATTCTTTCGCAAGTCTGAGAGATTCTTCAATATACTCCTGCGCTTCCGCAAGGAGAAGATCATATGATTCGGGAGTCACCGAAGTAGCGTTGCCGCCCCTGTCGTCAAGTGTGTACTCCACGTTCGCATATCCCTGCAGTGAGATGCGTTTTTCCGCAACCTCGCTGCCGTTCATACGCACACCGGACACCACATACTGCGACTGCCCTTCGTATCGCATGACTTCTGCAGGAATGTCGATTTCTCCGCCCAGATAGGGCATTTCAATGGGCTTTCCGCGCTTGGGATGGAAAACAATTTTCTTTGTCATGCCGTCCCACTCGTCGGAAAATTCAAACCGGAGCTTTACCGTTCCGAACGACCCCCGCGTGCCCGCTTCGATGCATCGCGGAACCAGCTCGTCACTGTTCGCAAATATCGTCAGGATTTTCTCTGCCATCGTTATCCTCCGTTTTTTCTTCAATTTGGTCGGCAAGATCATTTATCAGCGCAAGATTCGCCGCAATCAGAGCTACATACTGGCAGTTTTTCAGCCCTGCAATGCCGCCGTTCGCCAGTTTTTGAAGAAGCTGATGGGCTTCATTCGCCGCTGATTTGATTTTTTTCTTCACGATTTACCTCCTGTTGTTATGTGCTTACAATCTTTGTGCCGTTGTAATAAATCCCAGTCGCCGTGAATTCATAATCCGGATTTACGATCCTGCTGGCACCGTAATAAATTCCGTTGGTGCAGAACATATATGTATCATCCGTTGACGGAAAATAATTGTCTGCCGCAGAATAGGTTTTGGATGCCCTCACTCTCAGGTTATACCCGGCTCTGACCGTCATGTAGTCCGGGCAATCCATGTAAATCAGACCGTCGGACTCCATTGACATATCACCGGAGGATATCAGCTTCAGAGCGGTTTCGTAGTTCAGTCCGTCATACGGATCATATGCATCATATGTCTGAATGACCGCCGCAAATCTCGCCAGATTTTCGTTATCCGCTTCGTTGTCTACGGTTTTGATGTGAAGCATGGAATCAAACGTGTAATCATCAGATGTATCGTCGGAATATTTGTATTTACCGAATTCAAGCCGGGAAATAGAATCACCGTAAGAATCCGCCACCAGCGCAATCTTGCTTCCGTCTACCGTAGTAATCGAATCGCTCGTACCGCTTACGTTCGTAAATCTTGCTATGCCGTCGATATCCACATGATCCGCGCTGATTTTCACAGAAGATCCCGCACTGTTCACCGCGGAAACAATGGATGCCGCTGTAACAACACCGTTTGCCCCTACCGCCGTAACAATCTGCGATATACTCGCCTCGTTGTCGTTCGCGGTCGCTTCGATCACAGCCATAGATTCTGTGAGCGCATCAATATCGCTGTCCGCCGTGGACTTCCATGATGCAAGAGCGGAAATATCCGCAGAGTTTTCGTCCGCTTTCTGATTCACAGCCGAAATAGAGGATATAGAACCGTCTTCCACCGTCTTCTGCCACTGCGCAATGGATAACAGCGAAGCCGCATTTGCATCCGCTTTCTGGTTTACGGAAGAAATAGAGGATATCGTTCCGTTCTCTACGGTCTTCTGCCACTGCGCAATAGAGGAAATAGATGCGGAGTTTCCGTCAGCCTGTTCTTTGATAGAGGAAATTGATTCAACCGTGCCGTTTTCTACCTGCTGTCTGAATTGTGTCAGAAGTTCAATGTCTGCGGAGTTTTCATCTGCGGTCGCCTTTATCAGTGCCGTGGATTCCGTCAGAGAGTCGATTTCTCCCTCCGCTTCGCTTTTCCACTGCGCAAGAAGCAGAATATCCGCAGAGTTTTCGTCCGCTTTCTGGGAAACGGAAGCGATGGACTCTATCGTTCCATCCTCCACTTTCTTCTGAAACTGTACCAGCGATGTAATCGCCGCGCCGTTTGCGTTCGCAGTACCCTGCACAGCCGCAACGGACTTGTTTGTTTCGTCCTGCCACTCAGCAACCGCCTTGAACCCCGCTTCGGTCGCATCCGCCCACGCCTCGATGGAAGCGTTCGCTTCAACGATTCCGTCGCTGTATGACTGGAGCAGCCGACGGAACGACACATCCAGATTATCCACATCAATGTTGTACATGGCATCCAGATTGTCCCGGTTCGACTTTATCATGGAATTCTTGATTTCCTCTATGGCATCTTCAATTTCCCGGATCCGTCCTCCGTTTTCTCCGCCGGCAGACCGTTTGCGTGATTCCTTGGGAGGTTCGGGGATGTATGATGCCCCGTATCTGTGCTTATCCTTCGACATACACATCCCCTCCCCACGCAATCTGAATCTCAGCCGCATATATCCTTACCCTGCCCCTGCCAACAAACCGGAGGCGATGCATATAGGCGGATGTCATGCGCGTAAGGGCTCGGAGCATTACAAGCCCGTCGCCGGATGTGCGCCCGATCAGCTGAGAAGTTTCGGGATCAAACACTTCATCTTCTTTCAGCAGATATACAGCCACCGATGCCCCCGGGTCCGCATCACACAGCACAGAAACCTTCTTCACGCGCCGTACATCCAATTTGCCGACAGCCATCAGATCGGTTTCAAACCACCATTCCGGCTTGTTTTCTCCGCCGTACGACGGTACCCAGCTGTCGGGAATCTCACCGGATCCGTCCCGTACCCAGTCGACAATCGCGATGCGCCCTATATCATCCAGAGCGGCAATTCCCCAGTCGCAGGAAGCGAACTGCTTGTATCCAACCGCAGGCTGTCCGATGCACGACCATACACCGTCCCCGTACCGATAAAGATTGCCGCCGCAGTACAGATACAGAAATCCGTTCCATGCGCCGAGGACAGCCCCGGAATAGTTTTTGATATCCAGTTTTTCGCTGATATTCTTCGGTGCACCGCCGGTGAATGCATACACCGCGGAAGGAGAAGCAAAATACAGCACGCCGTCCGTTTCAGCAACCGCATAAGCGTTGTCACAGCCGTATGCGCCTACATCAACAATCCGGAAAGGATTTTTGTTGCTGTACACCAGCTGCATGAAATCGCGCTTGAACAGCACCACATGGTTGTCATAGGTGGCAATCGCCGTGAATTCGCCGTCTGCCTTTGCGTTCGACTGCGACATGGATACCCACGCATGGGCATCGCTGATATCGTCTGCAGTGTCAAGGTTCCAGTCCGCATAATCGTTGTATGCTGATGCGTATACAAGGTTTTCGTCCACACCGAACACCCGGGATCCGTATAACGTCGCAAGATGAATCCCGGGATATGTGTTACCGAGATATGCACCCTCGGAGATTCCGCCGGCCGGCTTGAAATCCATGGAATAGGAATCCGGGAAAACCAGAATCTTCCTGTCATACTCCGCTTCCACGATATTCTCCAGATTTGTCGCCACATTGAACTGAACCATGGATCTGTGACGGAAGTCTTCGTCCGTGCCCAGTGCATCACCGAGAACAACTTCCCTGTGATACCCGCTCTTTTCAATGATGTCAACCCTGATTTTTCCGTCTTCCCGGTACACCATGAACAGCCTGTCGCCGAATCCGTGAACGGAAATCGCCTCGCTGTTGTAATAGAAATTATGCGGAACCAGTGCCGCTTCCACATAAGGCGGATTGATGACCACGCCGGACGAATCCGTGATGGATCCGGTGTCAATCCGGTCGGTTCGGTTCAGACCGTTCCACCCCCACCGGATCACGGAGTATTTCGCTTCGCCGGAGGGAATTGCCGCCGATCCGTAGGCAAATACGTCGTTTTTCTTTGCCATATCAGCCTCCGAACCGCTCGTTCCGCTTCGCCGCCCAGATTTTGAAGGACTCAAGCAGGCTGTTGTAATCAGCCAGCCATTTTGCCGCCAGACCGTCTTCATTGGCGATCTTGTAAATCTCGCCCCGCATCCGGGAAGCGGCAAGATCAATGAATTCGGGGGGGAGCGCCACTTCATCCGCGCTGTTCTCTTCCTTGAGAGCCGGTCTGAGACGTACAATCAGGATGATTTCGTCGGGTGTCTCCGGAAGGTTCAGCTTCATCGTACCGTCATACCCGGGACAGTAAAGCTGTTTTTCGGGAAATTCATAGAATCCGACAGCCCCGGTACGTTCGACTTCGTTTTCATCCGCAAATACACGGATAATATCGTCAAATTCCGGAACAGCCGCACCCGTCGGAACGGGGATTTCTCCGATCACAATGGTATCGTCCGCCACGTCATCGTAATCTACGCGGACCGCAATGTATTCCCTGAGCACTTCCGTGTACAGGAACTGTTCCACAGCGTTGATCGCGCGCACCCACGCAGAATTCGGCACAGCAATGGAAATGTCCGCTTCTTCCCTGAGGGATTCGATCAGCTCCGCCGCAGTAATTCCGGATTTATACATCGTAATACCCCCTTCCGCGAATCGTTCTGCCCCTCGCCATGCGCGACCATACTGCCTTATATGCGGCTTCGGCTTCCTGCACATAATCAGTCTTCCGGTCGATGTTCCCTGTCAGAAGATACAGAATATTGTCAACGACAGCCGGGAAATATTCCTCATATACCGGGATATCGTTCTCAATAGAACGCGGTACACCGTAGGATTCCCCGCGCAGAATCACATAAGGCATGGAATACTGCGCCGTCAGAGTCCGCACCGTGGTGTCAAGGTGGGTCAGAAACTGATTGTGAGAGCACGGAGTACGGAGAACCACCGTGTCGTAAAGAGATTTTATGTTCATTTTTTACCTCCGTTCATCCTCAAACAAAAAACGGAGTGAGGCGCACCCCACCCCGTTTGTTATAGGGATTATTCGTTTACCGGACGATTACGCCGAAAGACCGCAGTTGGTCAGCTCAATGCATCCGCCGGGCATCTTGCAGATCAGTTCCATGTAGTTTGCGAGAAGCGCACGGTACACGGAGGTGTTTGCAAGAAGGGTGAAGATGGAGCTGTTGTGGGTAGCATAGTCCCAGCCGGTCTGGCGGAGAGCAAACTGATTGGTGTCAACGCCCCACATCTTGGTGGAAGGAACAAAGCGTTCGCGAACCACGGTTACTTCCTGATTGCCGCAGAGAATGGTGTAGCCGGTTGCACCGCCCACAAACTTGCGCTTTTCGATCAGGTTGTAGTTGGATGCGCCTTCCTTCATGTAGTATTCGTAGGCACGGAACGCCGCATCACCCGCCATAATCAGGTTGATTCTGGTGTTCTTCTTGTCACGGGCAAAGGAAACGGCATCGGTCAGCTTGGTGTCGTCGATGTCGTTGCCCGCAGATACGGAATAGGGCTTCACCCAGGGATTTGCGGACTTGGATACACCGTAAATGGTGGGAACCGTAGTGTCGAAGATGGACTTCAGACCGGTGATTTCACGACCGTAGGAATTCTGTACCGCAAGGAAACCGCCGGCGGCGCTGAGAGCCGCTGCAGGTTTGTGAGAGAATACAACGGTCTTGGTGCTGTGGTCGATGGCGTCGATACGCAGTGCGGAGCTGGAAGGAGTACTTCCCACAGCCGCTCCGGTTGCGAAGATGTCAACTACCAGACCTTCGATGAGGTTGGTCGTGTCGTCCACAACAACGGAATTGGAAGCAGTGGTTACGGCGGAAGTGATCTGCGCGAGAACACCGGAACCGTCACCGAAGAGCATTCTGCCGACGTTCCAGTCAGCCGCTTCGTAGGAAGCATCCATGATATCCTTCACAGTGTTGACGAGAGCCGCGCGGTCGGACTGACCAAGGCGGACGTCCTTGTTGGAAATCTGGATATCTACATACGCATCCTTGGATTCGTATGTAAACTTGTTGTAGAGAGGTGCGTTCGCCTGAGGTGTGGGCTGACGTTCCTCGGACATACCGAAGCCGCCGCCGATACCGGTACGCGCACCAAACTTACCGGATGCCGCGGTAAGGGTTTCCTTCTTCACCATCTCAAGGAAGGGAGAAGGAGTTACAGTGAGGTTATTGTTCACGAAATCGAGATATTCTTCCTTCAGAATGGACTCAATCGTGATGAGGTCCTGTGCAACAGTAGGCATTGATATTCCTCCTATTTTGGAATTTTATTTAAGCAAGCCCGAATTTCCGCATCACGCGGTCATCGAGGTCTTCCTTCGTTTTTACATGGTTTTCGGGAACGGGGTTAGCACCGCCGAAACCCGTGGAGCCGGACAGGGTGGGCAGAGTTTCATTCTGCTTCTGCACCTGCTGTGCGCGGCGCGTTTCAATGGCGCGGAGCGCATCGGGGTTTGATTCTACCAGACGGATAATTTCCTCCGTGCTGGGAGCTTTCGTGGGATCATTTCTCAGTCCGCGGGCAATAATGGTGGAGTATACCAGCCGCTTGTGAGGATCCATCGCCGCGAAGTCCGGATTAGCCGCAATCTGCTCAATGTCAGCCGCGTTTGCCTCGAAGTCGGAGAACCGGGGATCACGTGAAACCGCAGAGCGGGCGCTGTCATATGCCGCAAGGCGGCGTTTTTCTTCGTAATCCTGCCGGATCGGGTCGATTTCGGAGCGCATTCTCGCCGCCATTGCTTCTTGCAGGGCGGTCTGCCATGCCGAAACCGCGGATGCCTGTTCTTCTTCGCTCATATACTGAAGCGCATGAAGATCAAGCGTGGGAACGGCGGGAAGGTTTGTCACCTGCTCTGCCGCCTGTTCTGCCATTTCCGACTGCTGATTCATCGCCGCATTCTGCTGACTCACCATTTCCCGGAGTCTGGCATTTTCACTGCGCAGATCAGAGAATGCCTGTGCAAGCATCTCCATACTGATGCCCTGACTCTGCTGTACAGGCTGTCCTGCAGGCGGTTCCTGCGCGGGAGGCGTATCGGTGGCGGGAGATTCTTCGTGAGCCTGTGCGCCGCTCTCGTCGGTCTGAGCAACGGTGCCGGAAGACTCGGCGCTGTTCTGTGCGCTGTCTGCGGGAGCGGATCCGGTCTGCTGCGCCGTCTCTTCGGCTTCCAGACGTTCAAAGCCCCTGTCAATGGCTTCTCTGAGGGATAAACCCTGATTTTCTTCGTTCATTTACTGCTGTCCTCCTTTTGAATTGTTTTCGGCGGCCTGCATTGCCATAACCTGCATTTGCGCCGCCTGTTCTTTCTGCTGAATAACTGCCCGGTGCTCTTCGATGTGCTGATCGAACAGAGCCGCATATTCGGGGGCGCGGTGCATCAGAAGCCGGAAATCGGCAGAAAGCGCGTATTTGATGTGTTCTTCCAGATGCACGCGGTCATCGTCATACTTGAACCGCCTCGGAATCACACCGGATTCCAGATAAGCGTTCTCGCGGCGGGCATTCTGTGCCTGCATATCGTCAAGCTCCATGGCTTCGTCAAGGGATCCGAGCTGAAATTTCTCCCATGCCCTCCGCTTGAATTCGCGGGACATCCGACCGTTGTCATCGGTGAATAATCCGAGCTGATATGCCTCCATGAACGCCTGCTTCTGCTGTTCCGGAGAATTGCGGAGTTCGTTTTCCGCCACATATTCCACGTCGTAGGAGTTGATATCCTCCGCAGACCATGTGTAAACCGATGCCTGATCTTCCCTGCCGGATATCTGCATCACGCGGTATCCGGTGCTGTATTCCTTGTTCAGAACAAGCCAGATCTTCGCCACGCCCAGAACAGCTTCCCTGTGGTTGTCCGCTGTCATGCTCATTCTGGTCTGGTCGATCTCTCGGCGCGTTTCAAGCGCCTTGCCGGAGGACGTGGATGCCGCCGCACCGTACACCATCAGCTGGGACACACCTGCCGTGTACTCCATATCCTCTTCAAGCATCTGCGCATACTGAAGCATTATAGAAGGAGGATCGGGATACGGAACAATTTCGGGCTTCCCGCGTTCCGGGTTCCAGATGATGACAGAACCCGGCTCCACTCCGTCCATGTCCATGGCGGCAATGTCGGTGGATCCTTCCGGAACCAGCCATGTGTTGTTGGCGACAGAGGCAATGTGATCCACGATCTTGTTCCGGACGTTGTTCAGCGTCCGCTGAAGAGGTATCAGATCCTGTATCACAGACCGTCCGAAAAACAGACCGGTCTGCACCTTCGCTTTCACCACCTGAATGGGCATCACACCGCCCGGGAGCTCGCCGTAGAAGACGATTACATCCTTCACAATGATGATAAGGCGCCCTCTGGGATGGGATTTCGAGGGATTTTCATAGTATGTGATGACCTTCGCGCAGTCTTCGCGGCTGACCTTGTTCACGCCGAACGCCGCATTGGTTCTTCCGTGACCGGTGACGGCATCGGGAAGCGGGGAAAGCGTGTATGTGTCGGTTTCCTCACCATCCACCTTCACGCCGTACCTGTCGTAGATCTCTCCGACATCCAGCACCTGTTCCGTGATAATATCGTGCTGATCCCGGATGTCCTCAACCACAAGGGAGTGGGGAAACACTTCGTACGCCGTAAGCAGCCCCATATCCATCTCACCCTGATGGATTTCCCGTATCAGCTCCTTCACGGTGCCATCCGGCTGGGGGACTTCGAGGCGTTCGTATGCGATCACTTCGCCCGCTTCCTTGTTCCACCACGACAGCATGAACGCTGTGCCGCAAACTTCGGACCACCGGCGAACCATCGCCATTTTGTGCTGGAAATCCACGTTTTCCTGCAGATATCCCAGCAGTTTCGTCGATACAGCCGCCTTTGCAATGTCCTCCGGCTCACTCGTCCGGGGCTTAACCGCCATATCGTACTTCACGGACCCCAGATTGGCTTCTCTTGTCTCCATCAGAGGGGCAATGCGGTTATAAACACGCCGCTCCCGGTCGCGCTTCTCCACCCGATCCTCGTCAATGATGCTGTTTGAAGCCGTATCAATGTCGCAGTTCTGATGCCCTGCGAGGAAATTCGCGTTCAGCGACCACTGAAGTTCATGCCCGGAACGCTCTCCGCGCCTGCGTTCCAGTTCCTGCATAATGTGGGAGATAATGTCGTCCGCATACAGTACCTCCCCCTCGTCGTCGTGAGAAACAGGCACGTTCTGGGGCTTTTTCTCGCCGCCGAGAATCGTACCCCGCAGAAATTCAATCAGATTCACTGCCTGTCACCTCGCTTTTCCTGTTTAATGTAAGGGGAAATAATCCGTACCTTGCCCGCCGCAGTACGTTCCCGGCTCTCAGGCGCGGTTTCCGCTGTACATCCGTCCTTTTTGCTGACGGCAACAATATGGTACAGAACCACGCCGAGAACCACGTTCCCAACCGCTCCTAATACCGCAAGAGCGGCGATTATTTCCGTCATTCCTTCTTACTCCGTGCGGCTCTGGGCTTCTTCGGCTTTTCTTCCTCCGCGGGCGCTTCCACGGCGGTTTCCTCAACCTCGGGTGCTTCCTCCGCGGGCGCTTCCGGCTCCTTCTCGCCCAGCCGTTCCGCTGTAAGTTCCTCGATCTGAGCATTGATGTCGTCGGTCTGAGCCTGCTTTTCCGCCTCCATCGCCTGATATGCCGCGTGAATATCGCGGATGCAGTCGGGACACAGGAACAGCGGAGAGCCGTTCACGTCGTATCGTCTGGTGATCTTCAGTGCATTTCTGCTCTTGCATCCCGGAACATGGCATTTCGTGCGCCTCGTGAGCCGTCTGATCGTCAGTTTGAGTGCCATCACTACCTCCTGTATGTAAATATAATTTACCCCATGGGGTTATTTTTTCGCCGGTCAGCGGATATCCCCCGTCACATAATGGAGGATCACACACCGAACCGGCGTTATAGCGACAAAAGGGAGTCGAACCCTCATATGCAGCTTGGAAGGCTGCCGTTCTGCCGTTGAACCACTGCCGCAGTCAGGTATCTGAGGGAATCGAACCCACAACCGGATGCTTACGATGCATCTGCTCTGCCTGTTGAGCCAAGATACCACGCGAGGGCAGGAGACGAAACCCGCGCCGAGACGGGAAAAGCACGCCTGCCATATTGCTTTTTGTATGAAATAGTGGAGGCGGGCGGGTGAAAAGAATGGAAAGCCCCGCCCGAAGCTGACGGAGGGAGTCGAACCCTCGGCCTTGCGCTTACAAAACGCCTGCTCTGCCGTCTGAGCCACACCAGCATAAGGCACCGGAGGGACTCGAACCCCCGACCAACGGTTTAACAGACCGCCGCTCTCGCCAACTGAGCTACAATGCCACGTTTCCCAACCGGAATTGCACCGGGGCGGCGAAAGGAATAAGACCGAGCGGATTTTACGGGAACCGCTTATATACAAAAGGAGAACGCATATGAGCGCGGGACGATGCACCTCATCCCGCGTGGTGCGCCATCTGTGACTCGAACACAGGACAGCCCGGTTATGAGCCGGGTGCTCTGACCAACTGAACTAATGGCACATGAGAGCGGTTTCCCGCTCTGAGGTAAATTATCCTTACCTCCGAATAATCTTTGATTTGCCGCCCGCCTGACGGAATCGGGAGGCTTTGTAGTCCGCCAGAGCCTTTTCCTCCGGCGTGCGGCTGTCAATGTCCCGCGCCGCCATAGTGTGCATCACGCACCAGTACCGGAGCGCATCCGGGAGGTGTGTCAGCTCATGGGGCTCGGTCGCTACGTCGTTGCAGTCTTTTTCGTCCGATTTGATGGTGGAGATGCACCGGATCAGATTCCGGCAGGAGGAGAAAATCTTGAGCCGCGCCGTCTTGGATACACCGTCCACGTCATCAATTACCTTGAGCCGTTCGTGCACCTGCATCCATCCCGGCACGCGCTGATTGGAGGACTTCGACAGCATCACGCCGTGCCTGTAAAACTCCTCCTCAACGGTCACACCGTTGTTTTTCATGCGCGCCCATAAGTCCGGCGGAGCATATGTAATGTAGTCCTGGTCGCGGAGCTGTGACCTGACGAGAGCTTCCGCCGCATCCGATATGATCAGATTGTGGGCGTACACCTCGCCGCATACATAGGCGCATCCCTGCGTGTCCACGGCGATGTACAGCCCCGCCAGAGCATCCAGACCGTAGTCAATCGCCCGGTAGATCAGCCAGTGCTCCGGGATCGGAAACGGCTCCACAACGTGCACGTCCCTGCTGAATTCCTCGAAATACACCGCCCCGTCCACGCCCCATTCGCCCAGACCGGATACCTTGTACCGCTCCGGACGTTCGGTTCGCATTTTCTCGAACACTTCCCGGTCGGCATCGGACAGCCACTCGTTGCAGAGATAGTTTGTGGTAATCGCAAGCACATCGGGATCATCAACATCAAAAAACCGCGCCTTGATCCACGTTGACTCGCTCCACGGGTTAAACGTCAGTGTGATCTGCTTGAAATGCCCCGGAGGGCAGTCGCCCAGCAGGGATTCCTCCAACTTGTTGAACTCATCCTCGTCTTCCAGCTCAAACGCTTCTTCCACCCACAGCCAGCACAGCGCACCGACTTCCACCGAAATGGATGTGATTTTCAGCGCATCATCCATGCCGCGGAAGAAAATCTTCTGCCCCGTCGGCGTGTATGTGATCTCAAGCGGCGATTCCTTGCACCGGAAATACTCATCCAGTCCGAGATTGTGGATCGCCCACTTCAATTCCGTGTAGCAGGAGTCGCGAAGCGTGTTGTAGTACCGCCGCACCACCAGCGCGTTGGAAAGTGGGTATTTGATAATCTGATAGATGATCTTCTGCGCCTGCGTTTTGGACTTTTTCGACCGTCGGGACCCCTTGACGGCAATGTACCGCTGTTTTGAACGCCACATCGTACCGTATCCCCGACCGATTTTGTCCGGCAGATACACCCCGGCAAGCGTATTTTCTGCGGCAGTTTTCGCTCCGATGTTGATGTCACGGGTTTCCGTATATGTTGATCCGGCAGGCATTTAATCCTCCAGTGCTTCTTCGCCGGAGATAACCACAGGCACACCGCCTTTGATCTCCGTCTCCGCCTTGGTGGAATACCCTTTGTGCCGCCCCATCCAGAGCGCCGCCAGCTTCGGATTGAGCGACCCGTCCTCAAATTTCGACCGCGCATCAATGTGGGTCATCGCCTCGATCATCTCGATCAGCTCCTCATAGTCCGGATCATTCCGGTACGTCTTGTCAAACGCCGTCTGCGAAATGGGGATAGACAGGCAAAAGCCCTCGATGGTGTATGTCAGCGGCGCACGGATTTCCACATCCGCAGTCTCTCCGTTGACGACTACCGTCTGCACGCGCACATGATTGTCGCACACTTCAGTGTAGGCGTCCCACAGCTCCGCCATTTCTTCCGGGCTCTGTATCTTCCGCGGTCTTCCGTTGGCATTTGCCGCCACAAACAGCTTGGTTCTCGCCACCATTCCCACCTCCATTCCAACAAACTTTTACGGGTATATAATGTAGCCAAAACTAAAATACAGGTTACTTCTCAATCACCGGAAGTTCACTTCCGTGATAAGAAGTACCTGTATTTTACATCCTGTCAAGGCTCAAAACCGTGCATCTTTCGCGATGCGACAGAGAAATTTCCTGCAAAATCCGCCGAAAATATATGCACCATGCACAACAACTACCCTGCATGAACAATCCGTTGTAGTTTAATATCAACATTCTGTGCATCCCCGTCATCCGCCAACGAGCAAAGGAAAAGAGCCGCACCACCCCGGAATGGGGCAGTACAGCTCTCTCTGCGCATGGTATTCTGTTGTCGGGCCCCGGTCAGTCCTCGTCCTGGTCTCCGGTGTCATCCGCGATTTCAACGGGTCCGGACGGCGGATCGCATCCCATGGCGGCATAGACAGCGGCTGTGATGTACGCATTCACACTCTGCCCTGCGGAATCCGCCGCCGACTTGATTTTCTCCTTTTCCCCGCGCCGCACAACGAAGGAAATCCGTTCATATGCTTTCGCGTTGTACCGGTTCTTTGCCGCGGCGGAAGTTTTCGATTTTGCCAAAAAATCACCTCCTCTGATTCTTACCTTATTATACCACACCAGAAATACTTTCACAAGTATGCAAAATCACCAAACATACTTACACAAGTTTGTGCATCCTGTATCTTGCAATACTTACACAAGTATGCTATACTTTAAGCGTACCCCAGATAAACCACAAACACAACCGAAAAGGAGATATACAATGAGACCCCTGAACACCCTGCAGTTCCTCGTCAACATGACCGAGGATATTAACGACCTCCAGCAGGAGATCCGAAACGCCGAAACCTACGAGGATGCCAAACGGTACGCCAGCCGGATGGTCGGCTACATCGGATGTGCAACAACCTTCCTCAACACCATGATCTGCACCGAGAACAACGGCTTCACCGAAGAGTTTGATGACGTGCTCAACGAATGGGAACGCATCATCTACAGCCTGCTGGCAGACAAGGCAATCCAGACTAACCAGTCCCCCGATACAATCGCCGAGCTGATCCGCGTGGAACGCGAGTTGGCAGAATGACCCGAAAGATGAAAGGAGCACAAAAAATGAAGCAGTCTGAAATCCTCAAAAAGAAGCTCGAAGCCCTCGATGCCGAATATGAAGCCCGCGTCCAGTCCGACGTGTACAACCGCCCCGACCACACCTGCGAAACCCACGACAGGCTGTGGCGGGAGTTCTGGCACAGCTACGGATGCCAGAGCTGGCGCGAACGCGAGGAACTGGGCTTCCGGATCCTCGCCGAGCAGAACCGCGAAATCGAAGTGGGCGACGGCGTAACCCTCCACCTGTGGAGCGACCGTCACGCATGTACCGTCATCGCCAAGACCAAGACCACCATCACGATCCGCCGTGACAAAGCGATCCGCAACCCCGACTTCAGACCGGTGTACGAAGGTCTGTGCTGTATCAATCAGGACGAGCAGGAATACACCTATGAACCCGACCCCAACGGCGAAGTGATCCGATGCAGATGGTCCGAGAAGCGCGGAAGATACCAGACCGGAAGCGACGGATCCATGGGAATCTCCCGAGGCCGCCACGAATACTACGATTACAACTTCTGATTCATCCCCCCCACACATCCCGAGCCGGGCGGGCAATCCCGGCAGAAAGGAACCAACCATGGACATCTGGACACTTACCTACATTCACCGCCTTCTCTCCGCCGAATATGACACGGCACAGCGCGAGCACGACATCGCCCACAACGCCTACCTGATCGCCAAGCGCGAACGGGACCGCGGTGAACGCGAAGAAATCCCCGCAGAGATTGATGCCGCATACCGTGCCGCCACCAAGCGTGTAGGAGATGCAAGCCACGCCCTCAGTCAGTTTGAATCCCACGACTGGTCGTAAGTCGTCCCGGCGACTATAAACAGGAATTAAGCCGGGAGCGCCCGCGGATCCCCTCCGCGGAGTTTCACCACCCCTCAAAAAGGAGAATCATAATGCTGACAATCGCACAGGAACAATGGAACGCCATCCACGACGATTACAAAGGCGAATGGATGGACTACCACGGCGACAAGCCTGAATGGATCGGACGAAAAGTGGTCATGAGCACCTGCATCACCGGAGACCCCACCGAGAAATGCACGCTTCTCGTCGAAGGCGTTCACTTCATCATCCTCACGCCTTCCGACACTTTCAATTATCGCCTGCTCAGCCGGTGCAAGCAGGACTGCGATTATTACCTCGGGTACGGGAACCGACAAGACAAATGGTTGTGGGGAAAAAATCCCGCCGCCCATATCGCCAAAATGCGCGAACTGTTCGAAGCGGTGCCGGTCAAGCCCGAGTGGCTGACCGCCGACCAGATCGCCGGATACGCCAAAAGCATGGGCGTATAATCTGCCGCTTCTCGCGGGACTGAGCGCATCAGCCCGCAGCCACTCAATAAAAATTCACTCACCAAAAGGAGAACCAACACTATGATGCACCCTGTACAGAGACGTTACGCCGCCGCCCTCGCCCGCAAGGAATGCCTGATCTCGGAGGAACGCGCCGCAGAATCCGCCATCATCGCCGAACTGCACCTGACCGACAGCACCGGAAAGCCCCTCACCACCCTGTACCGGATCAAGGAAGAAGCCGTGTTCCGCCTCGCTTCCGACCTTCTGGAATCCGCCCTGTTGAAGAGCGGATACTACACCCGGCAGGCCGAAATCTACGACGAGTACATCGCCGCCGCAGATGCCCTGATCGAATGGTCGCTGACCCTGTTCGGCGCAGTCTACCCGCAGGAGGCACAGATCCTCCGCGAGGGAGTCAGAACCAACCGTGCCACCCGTGATAAACTGATTGAGTACGCCTTCCGCCTCAACGCATCCGCCGCAGGAGGCATCAGATGACAAGATCCGATCTGTTCCTCGGCTGTCTCGGAAACGGGATAACAGTATGCGACAAGTCCCGCGAGGAATACGGGGACTATAAGCGCATCGCACACATCCGGGAGTCTGGGATCATCAAATGGTACATCGACAGCTCCACACTCCCCGCCGATGTGCTCGGTGCCATCATCAGCCACGCCGACCGCCAGCATCAAGCCTTTCTTGCCCGCTTTAATTCCATGTCCCCGATCAACCAGTACGCATCCCTCGCAGACCACGCCACCCTTACAGACCTTCTGGCGGCACTGAAGGAACCCACCATCGAACGCCGGATCTCATACCTCTTCGCCCGTCAGCTCGACCGCGATGCAGAATAATAACCGCGCCACAAAAAGACCGAGAACCCCGCCGCACAAACGGGATCCCCGGTCTTTTCTTTATTCCAGCCTCGCCAGAACCCGCGCACGGATCCTGCGGATGTGGCTCTCGTCATAGTGGAGGCGCATACCGGCGGCGGAGGCGGATCGGCAGTGTAAATACATCTCTGCCATTACAGCGCGTTCTGCGCCGTTCTCAAGGCTGTCAACAAACGCCTGCACCTCCGACACCATCACCAGATACCGTCCGCGATCCCCGATCTTCCCGATCCCGTATTTAAGATGCCGCCCCCGCAGGGTCCGGAACTCCGCCAGATACGCCTTCGTCATACCATCACCTCCGATTTCTTATTCAACAGCCGACGGATGCCGCATCAGGAACCCCGATTCCGGCATTTCTCCCAGACGGATCACCACCCTAACGAATCCTTCCGAACCGGGAGCGGCATACTGCTTCCGACACGCCACACTCACCACGGCGGAGTCATCCCTGTACGCCACGTTGTTCATCGCATCCAGTATGGATTTCAGTATGTTGTCGCAGTCCGGCTTTGCCGTGGGACATAACCCGCTCTCCCACAGCTCCCGGACTTTATTTTTTGAATAGGACTTGGGAAACGCTATGTACGCATCCACCGTTACGTGCAGACGGAGATTTCCGTAATACTTCCCGCCGGCTTTCCGGTAGTACGCCTTGACCAGGGCTTCATAGTCCGCTGTGTTCCGGGGCGTGTAGGTATGCGCCCCGCCGATGGTCGAGAACCGGTGCCGCTCCTTCGGCTGTACCCTGCCCGGAACGCAGAATTCAAACTCAAATGGCAGATCCCGATCCGGCTCCCGGCGTACTTCTTTCACCGGTGTATCCGTGCAGACGACTCTCCCCATCAGTTCTTCCCTCCCTTCAGACGTTCCTCGGCGGCTTTTTTCGTGATGCGCACACCGCCCAGCATGATTTTATGCCCCGCCTCAATCAGGCTCAGCTCCTCCGACGGCGAATACCGGCACCGTTCATCTGAGGACATCACCAGTTTTCCGGTACGGTCGTAGATGCGGTACATTGTATATTCAACAGCTGTTGTGTTTCTCATGTTAGTGCCTCCATACATTCAAAACACACCTGCAGCCCCTCTGGGATCACAGTTCCACACACGACACAATGTTCGGCATTGTCGGGTAAGGTCGGCAGTTCAACAAATCGCGATTTGTCCGCGAAATGTTCGCACTTTCCGTCTTCGGTTTCGGCGTAGAATTTGGCATCCTGCCCTTCTTCTCTGCGCCAAAGAGAACACACGCAGTTATGGATGCAGTTTTTACAGGTCATTTCAGCTCCTCCTTTCAACAGAACAACGGCAAATCGCCGTCCGGTTCTCCGGTATTCGTGCGCTTCGGGACTTCCTCTACATAGCACCATGACTGCGGAGGACGTTTGATAGGCTTCAAACCTTCCACCGCACATTCTTCGTAGTGAAAACTTTCGTTGTTTGCCCACGAATAATAGGGGCAGTCCCCGCAGTGTCCGTCATCTTCAAAGTAACGCCGGCATGGATTTACGAACTCACTCAGATCCCTCGGCTTGTCGTAGATGATGAGGTCGGAGATGTGCCAGGCGTACATTTCATTATTGAGGCAGTAAGCCGCCGCCTCTATATCACTCATGCAAGCCGCCGAGCGAACAAGAGCATCATGCCCAAAGGTTCTGTCCGTGATAATGGTATCGCACACAAACTCAGCGAATACCTTGCCATTGCACTTGTAGATGTGTTCGCCACTGTGGGTTTCCAGATACTCGTGCGGGTCTGTGGTGTTCGGTTTGGTGCAGTAGATGTACACTTTGAACGGCGGAGCCAGAACCGGATTCGTCTTTCGGATTTCAACGGTCTTGTGTCTGCTGGCAATCCTCTCACACCATTTCGGCTGGATGGATATGAGCACAGCTTTACTCATGGTCTACCTCCGTCAGTTCTTTCACAAGGTTGTTGATGTCTTCACAATCCACGACACGCCCTTCCCATTCAGTCTCTTGCACATAGAACGCTTGTTTATTAAGCCGTTCCGCAAACTCTTTGATTGCTTCGGTTTTTGCAACTTCTTTGGCTTCTTCGTATAGTTCTGCATATCGTTCTTTTGTTCGTTTATCAAGCGCCATCCACTTGTTGAATTTTTCGTTATGCTCTTTTTCGTATTTCTCAATCTCCGCTTTCAGTCGGTTGATGAGGTAAAGTGCGTGTTCAATCAAATCAAGGCGGCAGATGCTTTCGTCCACAAAGTGGTTGAGCTGTCTCACGCATATATCGCACCGTCTGTCCTTACAACACTCCAACGCCTTGATGATATCGTTATCATTCATACCTGCCTCCGGTCATGTCGCCCAACTTCTTCAGCTCCCGGCGCAGTTTCACAATGTCGTTGTCGATCCGCGTGTAACCCGTCACGGCAAAATTGGGATGTGAATTAAAATACACATGATCGCCATACGGCAACACATTCTCCACGTTTTCGCAGAGAGATTCGCACAGCAGACGGCATAATTCAATCTGGTGCTGAATCTTTTCAATTCTTGTCATTTTTGTTCCTCCGTCATTTCTTTTGCGAACCCAATGATGTCGTTGCAGTCCACTACATATCCATCCCACTCGGGTTCCTGTACATAAAACGCCTTTTCTTTCAGTTTCTCCTCAAACTCTTTGATGCCGTCATTCCTGCCGTTGATATATTGCTCCCGCGCAGTCGCGTTGAGAGATTTGTAAAGTCTCTCGATTTCTGCATCAAGCCGTATGATAAGCATGATAGCCCGATGTGCCGTCCTCTGCGGCATTGGAACTCGGCTAAGCCAGTCTTTAACCGCCGAGATTTCTGATGTATACATATGACTCATTTTTTTGCCCTCCTTTAATCAAACGGGAAGCACCCGTTTTGGTTTGTGTTATCAACGCCGATTGAGTGACTTAATTTCGTCTTCAATCCCTCAATCTCCGCTTTCTGGCGGTTGATAAGTTCAAGAACCGCGGGCATGAGAAGCGCACCGCCGTAACAATCCCGGTCACGCAACGGGCATTTCAAGCACAAATATCTCTTGAGTGACTTGCCCACACAACACTCCAACGCCTTGATGATATCGTTATCGTTCATTGGCTGCCTCCATGATCTTATCCCGGATTTCTTCGTAGCATTCTCTGCATAAAATATACGGATAGTCGGTCGCAAACGGGGGGATGTCATCTGTATATATGCTATTCCCCCTCACTTCTACGATGTGCTGGATGTTTAATAGAATTTCTCTCCCATCCTTGTCGTGCACCTCTATAAAGCCTTTCATTCCTCTTTCCCTCCGTCCATCATAGATATAGTCTCCACTTTCTTTCTGCGCGGTCTCGGCTTGTACATCCTGCCCGTATCTACATCTCCAAGTTCCGATTCCACGAAATCCTTGCAGTTCGTGGCTTTGTCAACCCGATTCAAAACCTTATTGTGACAGCCGCAGTAATACGCATCACCGCAAACACACCACGAACAGTAACGGCAGTATTTCATTCATCATACCCTCCATACAGATCATCGGGTTCATACGTCCGGTACGGATCAATATTCACTTCACCGTAAATCTGCCGCCATGTCTCCGAGGCATATCCGTCCTCATCCAGCACCCACAGCTTGGTTCTGGCATCGTTCGCAATCAGCCCCTTTTCCCGCAGCTTCTTCAGCGCATTCCGCACTTTCATCGGGCATTCCCGCGCGTCGAAATGGTTGCGGATATCCGTATAGCTCATACCCCTGCCGGTTCCGGCCGTGTGGGTACAGATCAGGTCGAACACATCAAGTACCGTAAAATCTTTCATTCCGCACCTCCGCAGATCAGCTCGGCCGCATAGGGCAGGGACTCAATCCAGTCACAATAAGTATGCCACTCGGTCAGCTTATGGTTCTTCCGTGCATGATAGATGTTGATGAGGTTTTCATAATTCAGCGTGCACGTCCGCATCTGGTTGAAGGAGGACGGCAGAATCTCAATCATGCTCTCCCAGTATGCCTTGTTTCCGGTTTCGAGGTATTTGTCCCGGCAGTGATTCAGCGCATTCAGCACAGTATCAATGGAGCGCACCACAATCAGATCATCCACACACCGCTCAAGGGAGAAGTCTTCCTCCGTGAAAGGTCTTTTGTGGATCGTGTGCATGGTGGATTCGGAATTCGCCACCGTGCCCACCTTGTATGTATCGTATTCCTTCCACCAGTACAGGGGCGCAGTAACGTCAACGGAGACAAAAATCTGCCGCATGAATTTCCGGTGATCCCCTCCGGCATGGGCGAGTCCCCCGGCAAGCGCAAGATCATTCTCGCCGATGAAGAATTCAAACGCCGCCGTGTTCCCGGTCTCGGGATTTTCAACGTAGGTGGTGTAACTGTCGGATTTGTCGTGGGAGTTCATGGGGTTTCGCATTCCCCGGATCGCGTTTTCCATGTTCATCACGGATGTTCGTTCAAGTTTAATCATTTCTCAATCTCCTTATCTTCAATAATCCAGATATCGCCCCTCCGGTCTGTCACATCGTACCGATCAAGCAGATCGACCACACTGACATCCGGAGAAATTGTTACTTCATACCGGTATCGTCCGGTCGGCTCTGCCGTAATGTAGAATACAAGGAGTGCCGCCATCACAAAAGCCAAGGAGCTCAACAGCCCGACAACGCTTTGGTGCCAGTCAAGCATAAGGCCGATAAACATCACGCCGCAAAAAGCGAAAAACCCTACCACCATAGCTAAACCATAGTTTTCCGTTAAAATCGGTTCCTGTGACAGCACCGTGATTCCGTCTATCATGTTCGTTCTCCTCAGCCAAAAATGATGTACAAAATGACTCCCGCCACAACCAGTGCGATGGGGATCCAGAGCGGAGCCAGAACCCAAATCCAGCTCCACTCAATCACACCGAGAAGTTTCAGCGTGATGAATACCACGGAAAGCAATCCGGCAAATCCGATTCCGCCGCCGCTTCCGTTTGATTTTTCTTTCATGCGTTTTCCTCCTCCCTGTGAATCGAGCGGTTCTTGTCAAATCCTTCGGGGTATCTGCTCTTCAGCTTTTCCACATTGCCGTTCATCACATCTTCAAGGGTCACGCCGATGGCTTCGCACCCTACCGCCAGATACCACGCCACATCTCCCAGCTCCTCCGCAAGATGCGCCTTGTCAAGTTCGTGTCCTTGGAAACAGTGCTTCTTTACGGAGTCGATCACCTCGCCCGCTTCACCGTTCAGCCCCATCACAGCATTCAGAAGCAGACCCTTACCGCCGAATTCGCCGTAATTCATCCCGGATGCGGTTCGCATTGCCATTCGCTGATAGTCGTTCGCAAGCAGATGATCCGTCAGAACCTCCCTGATATGCTCACAGTACATCAGAGCATCAATCAACTCTTCTTCCAGATGATCGATCCTCTGTTCGATGGAGAGCGTTCTGTTGTCCTCAAGTACGGATCCGTACTTTGCAATCCCCTTCGCCCTCTGCTTTTCCATGAGTTTCAGAATGTTGTCGCGGTACTTCGTGGAATACCCGTCCCCGGAATCCTTGATCTGCGGCTGTTCCGGTTTGTCTGTCTTTGAATCCTGATCGCCGCTGTAAATGTAGTACTTGCAGGCAGTATCGCCAATCCACGCCTCAATGCTTGAGGAATACCCGATTCTTCCGTGACCGTTGCCGAACATTCCAACAGCAACCGGCTCAGGTTTATTCAGACACATCGGATCGGCGATGAAGCTCTTCGCAGACGAGCCGCTGTTCCACACGATTCCTCGCTTTTCGCACTGTTCCATGAAATCGTCGTAATCCGCACGATCCTTCAGAATCACGGCAAATTGTCCATGTTTGAATTCCTGCCACGCATCGGCATCCATGACGATTGACAGAAACCCATCCAGCGGATTCTCCGCCTTCGCTTCCCACATTTCGTCGTCCCCGTTACCACGAACGCAGTCCACACAGGGGCTTGTGCCGCATTCCCGGTCTTCATACCGGCAGGTGGTGCAGTTCTTATCACACACATTCTTCGTATCTTTTTCGTGCATTTTTAATCCTCTCTTCTTTTTCTTCCGCGGAGATAATCCCCGCATGATACTGCATATTGATCCAGTCCAGTGCCACCCACAGCCTGTATGCAGGACACATCCGGCGGCATTTTCTTCCGTCTTCCGGACAAGCCGGGCACGGGAAGTTTGGATCCCGTGCGAATTCTTCATAAGCCTTGGTTTCGTCCATAGTCCTCCTGTTATTCATCAAAATAATCGTCGTCCAGCCCCAGTTCCAGAATCGTCAGCTGATCCTCGTCATATCCCGCCGACTTGCCCAGCCACCACTCCATGACCTTCTCCGGGGTAGACCAGTCTGCACCATTCTTCAATCCGCGCGCTTCTCTTTCCTTGATCATCTTACCAAACGCATGGAGATACATTGTTCGATATTTTGGATACCGCCGAAGTTCAGCAGCAGCAGCAGGATTCATCGGGCATCCGATACACCCGAGCCGCTTATATCCCCGATCATACAACTCGCAGTATGGAATGTTGTGTTCGTGTATGAATTCCCACACATCATCGTCGGTCCAGTCAATAATCGGATTAACTAAAGTTTTCCGCATCTTGTAGCAGTTTTCCACTTCCTGCCGAGAATCTGCGTCGTCGTTCATCAGAAACAGCCGTTCGGACTTTTTCTTTGAATCTACATCCACCAAATGCCGATTGTTCTTGCGCCTGCTTGACTCATCCCAACGTACACCGGTCAACGTGATTCTTCCTTCCCCGTTGGACTCTTTCATATATTCGCAGCAGTACCGGGCGATTCTGGTGGGCGGCATTCGTTTTTTGGGAATCAGATTCCACATCGTAATCGGCGGACTGCTCGGATCGTCCGGGTCTTCACGCGGAATATCCATTGACACATCCGGGTGATACTTCTTGATAAACCGTACCAACTCGGGGGGGTCTACGCTTGTAACACTGTAATGTGCATCGTACTTCACGCCTGCCATGTCCGCCAGAGCCTTGAGCACACAGGAATCCTTCCCGCCGGAGAACGCAAGGAAGTATCCCTCCGGCGGTTCAAATGATTTCAGCCAGCGAATGGAGTTCTCCACCTTGCTGTATTCGTAAACTTCTCCGGTTTCGCTGATCCGCATCTCAACCAATGCCATGTCACCCTCCATCAGAACGGCAGTTCATCATCTGCCGACAGTGTCTGCATACCCGGCGCGACCTGCGGAACCTGCTGGGTGTACGCATCCGGGATATATGTAGCCTGTGCCGGTGCGGTCTGCTGTGCCATAGCTGCCGAAGCCACAGGCTGAACCGCAATGGGCATCTCAGCCTTCGCATCCACGAAATACGCTTCATCCGCCACAATCTCGGTCGCATACCTCTTCTGCCCGTCCTTGTCAACCCACGATCTGGTCTGAAGCGAACCCATCACGCAGATGGAGGACGCCTTACGGAAATATTTGCAGATAAACTCCGCCGTCTGCCTCCATGCAGTCACGTTGAAGAAGTCCGCCTGTGCTTCACCCTCGTTCTTGCCGCCGAATCTGCGGTTCACAGCCACGGTGAATGTGGTGACGGCAATGCCCGAAGGGGTAGTCTTGAGTTCCGGATCAGCGGTCATTCTGCCGCCGAGAATTACTTTGTTGAAGTTGAAATTCGCCATGATTTACTCCTTGATTTCTATCATCGGAACGCCCAGCTTTTCAAGAACCGCCTGACGTTCCTGTGTCATCCGGCGGCGCATGCTGTCGCCGTATTCACAACACCGCATGTAATGCGCCGCATATCGGTTGTAGTCCTCGCGCATCAGCCGGTACAGCACGCGCATCCGCCCCGCACCGTACCGATGCTTTTCTCTGAAGTAGTCCAGAACCGATGCATGGTAGCTGACCACCACATCGTCGAATACCTCAAGAAAATTCTTCCGAAGATTGTAGTTCGCTTCCTTTGCGGGATCCAGACTGCCCGTAAGAGGCGGAAGCACAAAGGCGTGAGCGGCAGTCTCCGCATCCAGATCAAATCCGCAGTCCTTCAGATTCATCCGGTACGATGCCCGCGCGCTTTTCAGACTCTCTGCCGGGTCCTCGTCGCGGGATTTGATCTGTTCCATCAGCTCCCGAAGCTCATCCGTGGCGTTTGCGGGAATCTCTCCCACATTGGTTTCCGACAGCACGTCCAGCCGACCGTCAACATCCTCTGCGATGGTGTCGAACATCCTGCCGATCCGCGTTTTTGCGTGACCGCAGAGGTTATGCACGATAACGCCGATGGACATATCAAGGAATACCATGAATTCCATTCCCATGGTGCGGTACAGCCCGCGGTATTCGTCGTCCTTCTTCTCCTGCATCACCTTCTCATAAGCACATTTCATTTACGTTCCTCCTCCTTTTCGTGGTTCACGGGTTCGTAATTCATCCACAGTTTTTCTGTACGATGTAGCCCCATCTGTGCCGTGGTGATCTTTTCCGCCGTATACCAACCTTTCAGCATATCGTTGTATAAATCGTTATCATAACCGCTGAGTATAACCTTTGATTTGCTCTCAAGCAACACACTCAACAGTTCAACATGATCCTCTGTACTCATTTCATACCGATACATATGCGCCTTGCGGAGTTCCTGTATATACGGCGGATCGCAGTATATCAGCGTATCGGGATGACTGTACCTTGATATCAGCTTAACCGCATCAATGTTTTCAATCTGTGCGTTTTTTAGGCGTTCACAGCACTCAATTACCTGATCCGGCAGATAGTTCCACATAGTCGCGCATCTCGGCCCGCCGTATGTCTGTACGTTCCTCCATGTGTTTTTGGAGGAATTTGATGTTCCGAAGGATTGATGAAACCGTACCAGCGTCCGACGTGCTCTCTCGACCGGATCTGTGACTTCGATTTCCCGGCAATCCCCAAATTCATCCCTCGCAAACGGAGTAAGGTTAACAGAAGCCGCCAACTGTACGGGAAATTCCCGGCATACCCGGAACAGATTTACGATATTTCCATCGATATCATTGATTGTTTCAATGTACGATGGTTCTTTTTTGAAAAATACCGCACCGCTTCCGAAGTACGGTTCAAGGTATACCTTGTGTGCCGGAAAATGCGAGATAATCCAATCCGAAATCCGCCACTTTCCACCGGGGTATTTAAGCATGGACTTCATCTCCGCCCCTCCTCCTTTTCCCGGCATTTCCGGCATATGTACACCCGTCCGGACTTGTACAGCGTACCGCCGCATCCGCACTTGTGACATACAATAACCCGCCCCTCAGACCGCTTTGACGGTTTCTGAGCAAACCACGGATCCTTGCTCATCAGCTGCACCCACATTTTCAAGTTGTCCATCATGTCAAGCATCGGTTTCGTCCTCCTGTATCAGTTCCACAGATTCACATATCAGTTCCACAGATTCACACCGCACGGAACAGCAGTATTTTTCTTCCATCTCCATGCAGATTTTCTCGATTTCGCCCCGAACCTCGTCGGAATCCCCTCCGCAGATGTTCTGAACAAAAGCGGCTTCAACGCCTCCCCTGCCCGTCATCACAATCCGGATCCGGTAAATGTTCAGTTTGTTCACGTTGCCCCCTCCGCATATTCCACAGGATTTGCGGCACAGTATTCCGGCAGATTCGCCCGAACCAGAGCCGCCGCCCGCGAAGTTGTCAACAAATAATTCCGCCATTCTTTTTGATTCTCCTTAGCCCATTCCACGGCATTTCCGGTCAGTTCCGTGTATGTGATCTTGCGCCGGGATAACCGCGCATCCGCGCATCTGGGATTCGTCCTCGCGCGCTCAAGCTCCTTCAGCGCGGGAGCAACGTCGTCATACCACACACCGCTGTACTCCGTGTATTCCTCCTGCACCGCATCTCCCGGCACCAGCTTCAGCCGCCACAGCACCCCGTACTGTGTACAGGGTGTGTTGAGCATAATTTTTTTATCTATCACGAAATCACCACATATTCGCTGTAGTTCGTCAGTTCCTCGCGGAGAAGTTCAGCCACATTCCGCGAGGCTTCAATCTTCCACGCATCCCCGTCGGCCTCGAAGAGCGCACACATCACTTCGCCGCGGCTGTCCTGCTTCATGCGGAAGATGAAGGACGACATAGGCTGTTCCACTTCAATGAAGGTTCTGTACGGACGGAGGATGACAGGGTTCGGCACAAGCGCATCATTCTTGGAAGCAAGCCCCGTCTTGATGGTCGCTTTCTGTGACACGCCGTCATCCCCGTACTGTGCCACACTGCCGGACTCGACCGTCCCCGCAAACTTCATGACGAGAGCAAGATCTTCGGTGGGCATAAACTTGGACTGAATCCCGATCAGGAATTCTTCGTGGGGCATGAAATGATTGAAGCGGAATTCCGGCACGACGCCTCTTGCGGATGCGATATATTCGCGGCGGCGTTCTTTGTCGAGGGGAGAGTACAGGGATACCAACAGCGGCGTACGCACATGCACGATCATTCTCTTGCTCATTTCATCACCGAACGCCCTGATGTATTCTACCAGCGAGGAAAGGGTGTGCATGTTGATTTCTTCCGCCAGCGGTTCGTCCGCCACTTTGTACAGCTGCTTGTCCGTCCAGATTACTCCGTCGATTTCTTCGATGTGCGGAGCTTTCAGCCCGACGATGTATTCAAGTGCTTTTTTAATCATGTTATTTTCTCCTTTTCCGTTCAGGCTCTCGCCGTTTTTCTCAGATCAATGATTTCGCCGGGAGTGTCGTGCACCTCGCCGGTTTCGGTGTCGATTTCGGGAACGGTGCTTTCTTCCACGCGCATCCGCATCTGACTGCCGTATTCCTCCGCATAAACGGATCCGTCGCTCAGATCCTTGCCGATGGCGAATGCGGTTTCGGTGGGGGATGCGCACGCCAGTTTCTCGGTCACGATCACAGTGCATTTCGCATCGTCACGGCGTTCGCTCTGGGTGAATTTCAGCTTGATGTTGATTTCGCGGGGAGTCTTGAAGGAAGTGTTGGGATTGAGAAGGTTTTCGAGCACCTTGTCAAAGGATCGCGCAAACTGTTCCTTCAGCGCGCCGCCCGCAATTTCGTCGAATTCAATGTTCTGCTTCATGTCTGGATTATTCCTTTCGTTTGTAAGTATTGATCAAATCCCGGAACCGGGGATCATCGTCCGCCGGTTCATCGGAAACTGTCATCGTAATAGGGTATATCTTCGGTTCTAAGTCCCGGTACCGCTCGACTACATTGACCGCATGCTGCAGGGATGTGAACACCAGAGCCTTGCGAAGCTGAACATCCCATGCATTCTTTCCGCACCAGTATCTGCCGTTCGACGAACGGACAACAAACAACTGTCTGTCAGGCACCGCACTTTTCCTCCCTTTCTTTGATGTCGATGATGTCGTCCTTCGGAACGCACTGCTCAAGCGCAAGCCCGCGTTCTTTTGCGATGTCGTACTGCTGTTTGATTTCCTTGTAGACCTCGCACATATCCGCCACATAGTCGAGGTTGTCAATCTCCGGCGTATCGCGCACCATCGGGATAAACGCAACCTCAAAAAATTCCATCAGGTTCTCCGCCTGAGACTTGGTTAACATAATCAAAATATCATCCATCTTACTCCACCTCACACCATACAGAGGAACTGAAATACATCGCTCCTACATAAAATTCGTCAACCGCACCACAGAACGTGTGGTAAAACGTATCACGGAAGAACAGTACATCTGCCGGAACAGCAGAACCGTTCGCCCATACATCCGCCACCACATCCGCCGTAGACTGTTGCACATCCGCTGTGTCCGCAAAGGGCACAGTGTCAAACTGATCTGCCGTCAGCACATCGGAAAGGGTGTCACCCCAGATTCCGCTTGCCAGACGGTTGAGGATCACCGCAGTCACTGCCGCACGGCATTCCTCGCTTTCTCCTCCAGCTTCCAGTTCCACGATCCGGCACATCAGATCATATTCCCACGGACACGCATTGCCGTAGTAGCCGGAGAGAATTACCGGGCGTTCGGTTTCATCCACAAAGGTTCTTTCGATCCCATCAGACGTTCTACAGACCTCTGTGATAGTCGGAAGGGTTTCGGTGGGTTCTTGTTCTGCCACTCTGTCAATCGAGTCACAGGCGAGGGACACGCAGGTGAGGGACACCGCAATAAGCGCGCCCGCCACAGTCCCGAGAATTGCCTGAGTTTTTTCACTGAATTTCATGCTGTCATTCCTTTCTTGTCTTCCGGGCTGTTGCCCGCGTGATCCATGTCATACCGTTCCTGCCAGCCGAATTTGACCGGTTCCCGGTACAGTTCTCCGAATCTCTTGCCTTTCTCGTTGTACAGCAGGTCTACTTCCCCGCGCATACCCTTGAGGCGGCATTTTAGTATGCCGATGAAAGTCTTCCCTTCGTCCTGCCCGGTTCCGCGGCGAACATTGTACACGTTGCAGGCTACGTTGGTGATTGCACCAAGCCCGCCTACATCGTCCGCATCATCCACGATGTCCGTCTTCCGGGGATGCACTACGATATGCACATGCACGCCGTAGGTCTGGGCGAATTTGCGGAGCTTGATGACGAAATCCGCCTGCGCCTGCATCACATCCCGCCCGGATGTATTGCAGTTGACGATCATCAGGTTGTCAACCACAAATACCCGGCAGTCGTACTGGCTGTATGCCGCCGAGAACCGCTCAATGATCGCGCTCCGTTCATCCTCTTCGACGATCTTGTTGTCGTAGACCCACAGCCGGTGATTCCACCATGCATCAATGTATTCCGCCGCTTCGTCCGTGGCGGACTGGAATTCCGTGCCCGTGAAGGTGTCCGTAAGGGTTTCCGTATGCCACGGTCCCGCCGCACAGACCATCAGATCCTCGCGGATTCTGTCCTCCGGAATCTCTCCGGAGTAAACGCAGACGTTCTTGCCGTCCTCAACCGCCTGCAGGACTACCTGATTGAGGAATGTGGACTTTCCTTCGCCGCGCTTCCCCGACCATACCGTCAGATCCCCGTCAAGGAAGCCGCCCGTCCTGCTGTCGATCCGCGGAATCCCCGTCCTCGTCTTTCCGATCTGATCCAGACGTACCCGGCGGATATCCGCAATATTCAGAAGCCCGTGAACCGGAGGGTGCTGCATACCCGCCAGAACCGCCGCAAACTCCGCCGATCCATGCCGTACCATGAATTCATTCATGTCCTTGCATCCGAGATATTTGCTGTAATCCGGAATCAGCAGTTTCTTCGATGCATCCAGAAGCATGATCTTCTTTACAAGGTCGTCCGCCATCTTTACGCCGGGAGCATCGCTGTCCCCGATCACGGCAATGGTTCTGTATTCCGCCAGAGCCTCGCCGCAGGTTTCAAGCCATGTAAAATCTTCCGCGCCAGACGGTACCGACACAACATTTACGGATCCTTCCGCCATCTGCCAGACCGCCATGGCATCGAATTCCCCTTCGGTTATGTACAGCACACCCCGCGACGGATCGCACAGGTGAAGCCCGAACAGTGTGGGCATCGTGTCCGTCTCCCGCCACATCTTCGTTCCCGACGTGATCTTCTTCGGCAGACGGAATTTGTTGTAGACCGGACTGTTCGCCGCAAAGTCCTCCGCCGTCATATAGTAGGGGAATACCAGTACCCCGTCCTCGCCGCATTTCACGCCGAACGCATCCAGCGTTCCGTCCGTGAATCCGCGATTTCTGCAGTATTCCTTCGCCGTATCGGTCAGCGGCACCGTCGGTGTTTCCGGTTTCTTGTACTTCTTCGGCGCGCGGGGTCTGGATGTTCCGGACATTCCCGAGAGCCTGTCCTCAAACTTTTCCCCGATCTGCTTCAGAAGCTCCGAGAAATGTCCGGATACGCCGCAGGAACCGCGCTTGCAGTTGAACGTGTGATTCGCCGCATTCAGCGCGAAGGTTTCCTTATCATGGTGAGATCCCCCGCCGCAGAAAGGACAGAACCGGGGCACAATCTCGTCGCCCTTCACCTTGTAGTCGGTCAGAAACCGCGCCGCATATTCAAACTCGTTCATGTGTCACCTCACCACTTCGGCAGGGAGGATTTCGCACCGCCCTTGTTGTCATATGTCCCTTCCAGCACCTTCACCGCGGCGGACAGTCGCACAAGGAAGTCGAAATTCGCTTTCCACGTGTTTCCCGGAATCTTGCCCGACAGAAAATCGCTTGCCGATGCCATCCTGCAGATTTCTTCAAACTGCCCCGCCGTGAACTGCTTCAGAAAAATCCGCACCGACCGTTTCCGCCCTTCCGTCATCAGCTTGACCTTCGGAAGATCGGTACATATCCGGTTGTATGTCTCCTGCCACCATGCAAAGTCGATTTCATCGGCATTGTCACCCTTTTTATCGGCATCGTCGCCCTTACTATCAAATTCAGTTTTGCTTTGTTTATTATCTGAATTTATAGTATTACTTACAGTACTATTATCTGTATTAGATTTATTATATATATTATCAGTAACAGTAACAGTTGTATCCATAGGGTATGGATACGGTATCGATACCGTATCCCCTTCCCTCCTTGATTCGAGGAATTGACGGTAGCTGTCATATTTGACTCTGGTGATTTCGGCCGACAGAGCCTTGATAAACTTGGGAGATTTCGTCCAGTTGTACTTTGACCAGTTGTACAGCAGGATTTCCTTCGTAGGCTCGTTGTAGGACAGCACATTGTGCTCATCTGAGAACCGGCGGATCAGCTTCTCGACCGTCTCTTTGGTGTACCCCAGCTCATCAGACATTTGCTTGAAGCTGATTTCGTAGCATCCGCATAGATTGGTGTGAGGATTCGTCAGAAGGTACAGGTAGAAATACCTGTCCTCTGGCGTGAAATCATCAACCACTTTCGGGTCGTCCCAGAAGCTGATGTGAATATTTCGGTAAATCGCGATAGGTCACTCCTCCTTATCTTCCCTCAGCAGACGCGCGGCGTTCCGCAGAGCATTGCAGGCACGGTCCTTCTGTTCCGCCGGGATTGCCATATCGCACACGATACCGAGAATGGCTTCCAGTTCCTCCGCCGCAATCTGCCTCTCCGAACGCGCATCCGCTCCGCAGAACGGGCAGAACCGCGCTCCCGCCACAGGGATCTCCCTGCGGCATCTGGGGCAAATATGCTCTACAACTGTTTTTTTCGGAGAGGATGCCGTCCGCCTGCGGTCGAGTTCTATTCCGGCGCACCGAAGCGCTTTCGGAATGCTTCCGTGCGATATTCCGATCGTCTGTGAAATTTCATCATATGTCCGTCCCGCCGCATAGAGTTCGACAACCCGCGTGATGTCTCCGCTCGTTACCTTCCGGCGGGTTTTTCTATCTTTTCCCATATTCGTTCTCGCTTTCTTATTCATTCTCGGTGTTCGTGCATATAGTAGATCAGACTGTTCGTTCCGGCATTGGCATACAGCCATTCATCCGCCTTTTCCCGGGACAGATGATTTTGCGCCGCCTGATATTCGTAGGCATATTCCCCGACCGACTCCTTCGCCTTAATCCTTTCGTGTATCTCAGCCTCTGTGTGGTTGGCTTCAATGAAGTAGTAGTCGTAGTATTTTGCCGCGATTCCATCCAGTGAACAGGTGTCCGTAGCGTATATTGCCCGTGTTCCGTCGGAAAGGTGCAGTTTGTATCCGATGTTCGGGACATTGTGAACCAGTTCTATCGGTTCGATTTCCGCAATGCCGTACCCGTATACGCTTCCGGGAGATGCAATGTCGATCAGCTCAGCCGGTATTCCGCAGTCATGCCGGAGTGCGCCGCAGAGGAATTCCCCGCACAGGAAGCGCACCGTCGGACGTTCTTCGCGAATCCGCCGGATTGCGCTCTTTTTCAGATGATCTCCGTGAATGTGAGTCAGACACACAATCCGGATCTGTTTTATGTACGGGGATATCGCCCGGTACGGCATCCCGCAGTCAAGGAGAATGCCGCCCAGCAGAGTGGCGTTCCCGCTCGACCCGGTTCCGATGATGACGGGCTCGATCATAAGTCGCTCAGGCTTACAGCGGCAGGCTCGGCGGATTCTTCCTGCGGTGCTTCCGGCTGTGCATCGGTAATGGTGTAATCAAGTTCAATGGCTTCGCTGTCGTTTTCATAAGTCCTTGTGTCACGCTTTGCTTTGGCGTCCTTGACCACCTCATCTGCGATATACATGCCGGAGAAGGATTTCGGAAACGCGGCTCTTAACGCCCTGACCTTGGCTACCTTTTCAACCATCGTTGCCGGCTTTCCAGACCAGTTGGAGTTGTAGCTGCCATCGCTCTTTTTTTGCGCCACTTCATCAATTGAAACGCTCATATACTCTGGCTTTGAGCGGTCTTTGCGGTACACCCGGCACCATCCTCCAAGAAGATCCTCGTCCGATCTGATCCAGAAGCATCCGGGACGTTCGATGATTTCACCGGTTTCCTTGTCGCGGACGATGATGCCGGATTCCTTCCCGTCATACTGCGGGAAATCTTCCGCTCTCTGTTCGATTACATCTTTCGATACAACGATGGTTGCGGGCTGACTGCCGTATTTGATGCAGTACACTTCCTTGAGGAAGGGATTGAGTCCGCGAGCTTTACAAAGCTCAGTGAAGAACTTGAATTCCGCCATCGTAATCTGAGAATTATTTCCAACGATGTAGTTCTGCACGATGGAAGGCGAGAGCTTAATTTCGGAACCGTTTACGTCATATCTGACCACAAGTTCCTGTTGTTTTACCTGTGCATTGTTATCCATTTCCTTTTCTCCTTTTGTTTCTGTTTTGTTCCGCCATGGTCACCCAACGGCAGTTTTGAGGGGAATAATCCCCATTGTAATCAATCCGATCAATCGTGAGATCGTCTGAATATCCGTTTTCCTTTGCCCATTTGCTGAAGACGGCGTAGTCGTTCCATTCGTCGCACACCTTAATGCCGCGCCCTCCGTAATACGAATAGTGGCAGTAATTCGGGTTTTGACATCGTCTCCGCATTGCCGCCCATATCCGATGCAGACGGGTGTTGGATTCGCCGTGTGTTGTATTCGCCTTTGATGTTTGATCCGCCTTATAACATCCGCAACTCCGTGTGGTGCCCGTGATAAGGCTTGATGCCAATACCTCAGCTCTTTTTCCACAATCACAGACGCACTGCCATCGTGTCCTCTTTCCCAGGTTCTTGGCCCGCGCGACCACAGTAAGCCGTCCGAAACGCTTGCCGCTTAAATCAATCAAGGGAGGCATATCGTTCTCCTTATTCAATGATGTTGATGTTGTTGTCAATCAGATACCGCTTCAGCCCGACGAGCTGTTCGCGGGTTCCGGTTACGGTGAAGGTCATGCGGAATACCTTCTCTGAGGCGGGATCGGGCACCGCAGGAGCGGGTTTCACAACCGGAGGAGCAAGGGGCTTGTCGTTGTCTTCGCGCTGTTCTGCGGCTTTCTCGACTGCCTGTGCGCGTTCTTCCGCCGCCTGCTTTCTCTCGGTCAGCGCATCCATCTTCGCGGCTTCTGCGGCAATCCGCGCACGGCGTTCCGTTACAACAGCGACCGCATCGCCCAGATTCAGGCGCGCCTTGTACTCCGCCATGATCTCCGCATTGTCCGGCATCGCCAGAATCGCGGTTACTTCTCCCGCAATCCGCTCGGTCACAGCATCCACGGACTTCCGCAGGGCTTTCAGTGAATCGTTCAACCGGATCTTCAGACCGATGCGCTCATACTCAAGCCAGTCAATGCCGAGGGAAGCGCACTTCTCTGCATAGTAGGTTCGGATTTCGTCCTCCGTCTGCTTCTTCTGCGCATTCTTGATCGCTTCTGTCCGGTTTTTAAGCGCTCCGTCCGCCGCATCACACATCTTCAGTATCTCTGCCGCACTGTCCTCTACCATCTTCCACGGTGCGAAAAGCTGTTCCTTCTTGTCCTTCAGCGCGGCTTTGATGTCGTCCCGGAATTTACGGATCTCCGTTCGCATGGCTTCCACTTCCACGCGGTTGTCAACGGTGCATTCTTCCGAAAGAATTTCCGCGATCCGCGCCCGGACAGGCTCATACATCGAAGTGAAGAATTCTTCCAGCACCGGGAGCTGGTCGATCCGTACAAGCTCCGTGTCAGGAGTCATCAGGTTCAGATCAGTCATGTTCAATCTCCCATCCTCTGCCGAATTCAAGGTGAAGCCCGATGGATTCGGCGAATTCTTCGTTTTCGGTCGTCACGCACCTTTCGTGTGCGTGTGCGCTGATTACGTCGCCTTTCGATATGAACGTAACCGCATCATCCTTCATGATCGGAAGATGACACACACAGCATTCGCCGCAGGTGTTCTCTTCCGGTGTAAGTGCTCTTGGTCTCATGTCGTTCTCCTTTTCTGTGTGTTTTACGATGTTTCTTCGTCTTCATCGAAGAAGTGCGCTCTCAGCGACATATCCGGCACAAGCGGTCGGAACATATATTCAAGGGGGATCTTGAAGAATTCTGCCGCCCGCACCATTTCGATCCCGTCAGTTGTTCCCACGTCTCTGAGACGGTTCTGAATCGTTCCCACGGAAATCCCCATGATCTTGGCAATCTGCTTGTTCGTCATGTCGTTGTGCCGTTTGAGGTAATCGACATTCTCCCAAAACTGCCGGAGCTTGAGAACTTCGCTCGATTTACCCTGCTTCACACTGCCGCGCGGTCTGTTAGCCATTTACAATCCCTGCCTTTCTGAGCCTGTCGAAAATCTTGGTTCGTCCGACAGGCGTTATCTTTGTGCTCGGAAGGGTCAGTGTCTGGTTGTAGCTTTCGCAAACAACTTCTTTCACTTCAAACCATCCCGCCCTCATGTATTCCGCGTAAGGAACCAGCTTGTCATACCCGGCGCGGTAGCATAAGCGGCTTTCCTCGATGAAACGGATGAAGATTCTCTCCGGTATCCGGAACAGTTTTGCCGTTTCCCGGAAACTCATCAGTCCGGTGCAGTCCGCCACCAGATCGTAGTACGCCGCTTTCGGCTGAAGCTCCGCAACCTTTGCCCGCTCTGCCTTGAGCTGCTGTGCCAGATTGATAAGCACATCCGGGTCACTCAGCACCTTTTCAATCATATCCGGTGTCATGTACGCATTGTGTTTCCGGATCGACGGCAGGACTTCCGATGTAACCCATCGCTTGAATTCCTTCGCCGTCGGAAGCTTCGACGAAAGAATCAGGCTGTATAAACCGGATTCGTTGATGAGGATAGTCTGCTGAATTCTGCCCATGGAATCGGCGACTCCCTGTTTCAGGGAGTCATCTTCATCAACATGGGTTGCGAGAGCATTCAGCGGTTTACTATATCCGAGGATCGCCGCCACATCCTTCCCGACAAACCACGGTTCGCCGGAGATGCTGACGATTCGGATTTCCCCGAACTGGGGGTTCTGGTAGAATTGTAGATCGTTCATGAAATGTTTAACCTCTATATACAGTATGTTTATTGAATCTCTCGCCTATATATGGTATAATCCTACCATTCTTGCGGAAAGGAGGTCGATATATGGCGAACAAGAAAACCAGTCCTGCTGTGGCGAGTAAGGCTTCCAAAATCCTTCGTGACAATCGCTACAGCAAAAACTCCAAGAGCGTAGCTGCGAGTGCTCTGTCCCAAACTCCGGCAAAGAAAACTAAATAATCTTCCAACTGAGACTATGGGGTGTTGCAGCACCTCATTTTCTCGTTTTGGGAAAATAAGGGATCGGGTTATCGATCCTCAGAATCTCGCAGATTCTTACGACCTCACTGTATAAAAACGGGAGCTTTCCTCCGAATTTCTTGTTCAGCGTGCCTTTATCAATACCGATCATCTCGGCGAGCTTTGCCTGAGTCAGCTTTTGCGAATGAAGTTTTTCATACAGCCACGGTTCCATGAATTGCTCCTTTCCTACGCCTGCTTATCAGTAGACGTTTTTTTGATGCCCATCAGCTCATCGACACTGCACTCAAACAACTGAGCCAATTTTGACCAGAACGCTACACGGGGTTCTCGCACACCGCTTTCCCACTGGGAAACAGTGTTGGGCTCAACGCCGAGATAATCGGCTACCTGTTTTTGTGTTAATCCACAGGAAATACGTTTGTTTTTTAATTCAATCACTGTCATTCCTCCTGTTTATAATACAATTCCTCTCTCGGAATCTTCCACAAGAAATTCTCATAAAGAGAAATTCTCAATTCGTGAATCCATTATAACTCACAGATTGAGAATTGTCAATAGGTTTTCAAAAATTTATTCACGTTTCGAGAATTCATGTTGCATATTCACAGAACGTGATGTATAATAATCTCAATGTATCACATTTTGTGAATATGCACGGAGGTATATCGACTATGTTGCGCTTGAAACAACTTCGTATTTCTCGCAAAATCACACAAAAGGATTTTGCGGCAATTTTAAAGGTTCCCGCCAACACATACAATCAGTGGGAAAACGGTAAGCGGACACCGGATAATGAGATTTTAATGAGAATAGCTGATTACTTTAATGTGTCAATTGATTACCTGATGGGAAGAAGTGATACACTAACAGAAAGTAACGCAGTCATCACCGAACGGCCGAACATCTTCATGATCCCGGTTTTTGACAGCGTTTCCGCCGGATTTGGCACATATGCAGACAACTATATTACGGAGTATATGCCCATGTATTTTTCCAGCCCCAGCGAAGCAGAGGAATCAATTTTTGTTACCGTCAAAGGCGACAGTATGTACCCGAAGATCGAGGACGGCGATATCGTTCTCGTCCACAAACAGGACAGCATTGACAGCGGAAATATCGCTGTAATCCTCGTTGACGGCGAAGAAGCCCTCGTCAAGAAGATTGTGTACGGCGATAACTGTATTGAGCTTCATTCCGTAAATCCCATGTACCAAACCATGTATTTTCGTGGAGCCGATATGTCCCGCATCCGGGTCCTTGGCATGGTGAAGAAGATTATCAAGAGCGTGTGAAACAATTCCATATACGGATGGGGGTATACATGAAAACAACAAAGAAACAAGCAATGGTTGTAATTTCGGTGATGTTGATAACAGCATTGATATCAATTTCGCTGAACATCACATTCAACAAAGATAGTTTTTACGATTTGCCGGAGATATTGTTGATTGCTTGTCTCGCAGTCATACTGACCGGGTGCGATTATGCCGCAGCAGCTGACCTCGGATATTACGATCTGTATACATTGGATAATTTGCCTTATATTCTTGGGCAAAACGGCTATGAAGTAACATCCCGATGGGGAAATGATGTGGAATTAAATTTCTATATAATCCAGCACAGGGAGAATATAAAGCACAGGAAACTGCAAAACTTTATAACCGCGCTGATGTGTTATTTGATTCCATCCGTTATATTGAACGCGGAAATCGGTATTAAAGAGTTTTTTATTATAACCATCCTATTTTCTTTAATATATATGATGCCCGTTCATGAGGTGTTCCCCAGCAAGAAACAAAAAGAGATTCATCCTGTAGAGGGGTTGAAAAGACATTTACCATACAATTACGAGAGACTTGATGACGAAGATCGTTATTATAAAAGAATAGACGCATACACGAATTTGAAAGCGGAGTATTGCGATATGCTGAGACTCAAAAACCCTACAGAAAGCTGGAGCGATTTGATTTCCATGATATTGCCCGGTTTTACTTTGTATGGCGGAGTGGTTATTTTGTGGATCGCTTTTGCTTACAACGCGATTCTCGCGTCCGGTGTGTTTTGTGCAGTATTTTCAATACTAAATGTTTTGTATATATTTTTTTGACTTCCCGACACAAATGTCGGAAACATAACTATAATCAAAAAGGAGGGTCAAATGCCCAAAACATCTCTCTCGATCACTCTCGGCGATGACGGTTTGTACCACGCAAGAGTATTCGCAGCCGACTCCGACGGCAAGCGAATCAGTAAACGAATCACCGGGAACAGCAAAAAAGAAGTGCGGCAGATGGCGGATCAATTCAAGGAAGAAGTAAAACGGCAAAAACCCGCAGTGCTGAAAATGACACTGCGGGAAGCCGCTGAGGGGTATATCTATTATATCGGTAATAAACGCGATCCGCTCAGAGAATCTACCATGCTCAATTACCGCTCATATACGCGGAATTACCTGTTGGATATCTCCGACACCCCAATCATGGATATTACCGAAGAACTACTTCAAGATGAAGTCTATAAAATGGAAATGAAATTGGGAGCACAGCATATACGAAATATAATGTCGTTTTTTGTGTCCTCAATCAAACACTATAGGAAAGGCTTTCGTCCGGAGCTTGAACTCCCCCCCACAAGCCAGTCAAAAGTAACGGTTCCGGATGCATCGGTGTTTTCAGAAAAACTCCACACTTTGAAAAACAGACCAAGGATTTACCTTCCCGTCGTTCTCGCGGCATACTGCGGTCTAAGGCGCGGCGAAATCTGTGCTCTGGATCTCAACAAAGATATAGAATACGATGTCCCTTATAGGCTCAACGGAAGCGATACAAGCATTTGCGTGATCCATGTAACCAAAACCATGTCGAGAGTCCGCGGCAAAGGGTACGAAGTATTTGAAATGACAAAAACCAAAAGCGGTATCCGAACCCTTTATGCACCAGAGTGGATTTCGGATTTGTTGAAGGAAGCCCGGGATATGCCAGGATTTACTTGGCCAGCTCCATCTTCCGTATCATCCGCGTTTAGATTCTGGGCGCATGATAACGGAATAGAGTGTACATTTCATGGTTTGCGCCACTTCTTCGCTTCTATCGCAAAAGCCATGGATATTCCCGACATTTACATGATGCACCTGATGGGGCACGCAAACACCAGCATGACCAACTATTATCAAGAGATCATGAACGACAAGAAACTTGAGGTATCCGATAAACTGTTGTCATTCGTAGCTTCAAACAAGCAGTAA